CTCATGAACTCATCAGTGATAGGTCCAGAAATAACCTTATATCCAGGACAGTATACTTTTCCCAAAACTGCTTTTGCCATCTTTGCCCCTGATCTTAATAGAAGGTCAAGAGTATCATCTTCTGGATCTGCTTCACAGAATTTCCTTATGTCTTCTTCCTCTATCCCAGAATAAATCAAAAGCTCTAACCAGAAATGAAGAGCGTCTGAACATTCTTCGTTGAAATTCTGAAGGAAAGGCATCATCTTATCTCGGGTATCTCCTCGTGAGAATTGCATCATCAACTCATCATAGGATTCATAACCCTCTCCAAGCTCTTCAATAACTCTCCCCACAAAATCCTTGATTAAGGTTTGTGAAGATTTTAAATTCACATCTACTGGGTACTGAGGTAAACCTTCTATCTTTATATAAGAGTTCAATAACTCTTTTTGTAACCTGTACATCTCAGTTAATCCTTGACCCATAGGATAAACCACTTCTACTTTCGAATAATCCCTGATATCCATTTTTAATCTTTATTTGGTTTATAATACTTTTTAATTATCTCTCTTAATCTCTCTGAATCAATGTTTAATTCCCGGGATAGTTTTAATCTTATCCTGGCTTTGGAATAACCCTTAGACTTATACTTCTCAATCAATCTCTTGGCTTCTTTGGCATCCTTCTCATTCAAAAATTTGGCTTCATCCAAATCTTTAAAATCTTTCTCTTTTGCCAAGAGCTCTCGTTGGAGTTTGTTATTTTGCATCTGAGCTATGGCACATATTTCGATGTCCCCACATATCTTACAATCCTTATCTCTTGGGTCATATTGTGTCCCAAAACATGGATCATCGGGTGTACCTATCTTACTCAAATCTATGGGTTTAGACAAATCTATGGTCTCTTCTTTTTTCTTACTCTTTGCCATGTCTTGTTAATTTTTACTATAATAGTTTTCCTTTGAACTCTTCTATAACGTTCAGGCCTTCATCCTTGTAATATCTTAGTCTATGCTTAGAGTGCCGCTTAAGATACTGTCCTTCATCAAAGAAATCGTCATAGTATGTTATCTTCTTTGACTCATGAGAACGGAGTGCTCTACCTAATAACTGAAGAGCTTGAATTGCGGAATCTCCAGAAGCCAGGTTTTGCATATATTGGATAAGAGGCATATTCTGTCCCACTTTTATGATCAGTGAGGCTACCAAGATATCAGTTTCTCCTCTCTTAAACCTGTTTAATTTCTCTTGCCTATCCTTCACTTCATGGTGGATATACTCTATCTTCAAATTTGGAAATTCAGATTTATACCTTTCATAGGTCTCCTCTACCTGTGTTATATATTTACATACTACCAAGATTGGTTTGTGTCCCTCTCTTAAATGATACTTGGTTGCCTCTATAGCTCTGTCCATTCTCTCCACCCCATAGGTGATAGCCTTATCAAACTCGGTTTTATAATCAGCCCCAGGAAATAGTTTGGTGTTACCTTTTCTCATGGTAATGATAATATTAGAGGATACTCCCATTTCCACTAACTCCTTATTCCTTATGACAAAGGTTTCATTACCGAAGAAAGATTCAACTGTGATGTTCTTTACTTTGTCTTTGTGCTTTAATGCAGTACCAGATAAACCAACTCGAATAGGGATTAAGTATAGTTTATTTAATACCTTTCTAGCTGTCTTACTCGTAGCAAGATGACATTCATCATATATGAGTACATTGTATTTACTTAATTGCTTCCAATACTTCTCTATATTTTTTGCTAAAGTGGGTAACATACATACCACTATATCTCCCCATTGAATGGTTTTTCCCTGCATGAATCCCCAGCTACTGAACATACCCGGTAGATCATCCTTAAATTGGTTATATAGATCCAGCCCATTCACAATTACCAAAGTCTTAGCCTGGTGAACTGAGGCATGGATTAATCCGGCTATTAAGGTTTTACCAGCGTTTGTTGCTGCTCCAACAATTCCCCTTGGAAAAGGTACTCCCCCACATGAGTTCTTCAGTATAGACCAAGCTGCCTTTCTTTGATACGGTCTTCTCTTTAAATCTCCAATGTGTACTGGCATAGCCGTTATCTGTGGTAGTTTCCTTAGGTCGTCAATCTCATAAGGAACCCCATGATCTTCTATCCACTGAATAACTCTAGGTAATAAACCAGTTTCACAATAACCTCTATCAGTTACCATGTGTACCATACCATCCCAACCTTTTGGCATACTCGCTCTAATATAAAAAGCTTGTGGATGTCTGAAAGCCATTTCCTTGTACAATTTCGTAAGTACTTTAGGATCGCCTTCTACTTTGAACTTGTTGTTATTCAGTTTAATTGTTACCATTTACTCCACTCTTTTAAGGCTATGATTATAATTAATAACCCAAAGCCAGATATAAAGAAAGCGAAAGGTACCCACATAGGTGCCAAACACGTTATATAACTGGCATCTTCCATTCCCCATTCAAAGTACTTAGCTAAGCAGCAAAACATTGCTACCACTATACAAGTACCATAACTTAAGATCATGAATTTCATGAACCCATTTCTATTCTTCTGTTCCATCTTCTATTGATTTTAATTTTCCTAAATTTAACCATGACATCGATTTCGGTTTCTGAGCTTTTACATTATTCTTTTTCATATACCTGTATAACCTCTCCACTGCTTTATCTCCAACGAACTGAGAGGGATAAGGTATATTACCTGTGAAAGATAATCCCTCAAACTGAGCCCTCATGTATACTTCTGGTTTTATCTTTGATTCTGCAATGTACTCAGCTGCCTTGACAAACCATATCTTAGACTCAGGTTTCTTGGATATATCATCCACTATACCAGTCTCATCTAGTACGGCCTTGTTATATATTTTGCATAGGATATCAGTTATATCCTTATGCTTATCTTCTTTCTCAGCCTGTTTAGCTTCATACTCAGTACATATCCTAGTATGTAGTGGTAAGAATTTATTCAAACTATAAACCCTCATTAACTTTAATCCGATAGTACAATACTCTATGAACCCCTCTCTTATTGGTATGTCAAAGTCTTCCACGAAATCCTCTGCATTAGAGGCTACCTGTTTTAGAGTTGCCCATTCCTTACTGGTTGATGTGATAAGGTTTATTCCCCTATGTTTAAACTGTCTTCTGACCTTGAATAACATAGATGAGAATAATACTGCAGTATCCTTAGTTGTCACTGTTATCTTCTCAACCTTTTCCTCTATCTTTTTATTGCTTGCAACTACTGCTCTATTTGATAGAGAGTATGGGCTGGCATACTTTAATATTTGGCCCACTAAGTTTTCTTTACTAACATGAATAGTAATTACTCCTTGTTTAATTAACTTTTCTACTAGAATTGTCAAATTTGACCTTCCTATATGTATGCTTGGTTCATTTTTTGAGTATACTGTATTTTCTGCCATGATTAACATCCATTTTATAATTAATAAGTTCTCCATAAGTCAAGAACTTATGCTTCCTAATCCTCCTTATGGTTTCTTTTTTACCAAGGTCATTAACATCTAAGTAACTACCATCCTTCTTTTTATCTTCCCAGTATACCACTCTCACCTTCTTAAAGTTCACTAACTTTAATGCGAGGTTTATGCTTTCTATTAAAGCATCTGGGTCTAATAGTAAATCTATAGCCTCTACTGGAGAAGATAGTATAGTATTGATCTGCCACTCAGTTAACAATTTCCCAGCTGTTGCTATGGCTGTATCCCCAATTGTCTCAGCGTTAAATGCTCCCTCACATATTTGGATTCTCTTGTAAATATATAAAGCCTCTATATTATATATCACGTAAGCTTTACCTAATCCCACATCATTAGCAATGGGGTTCTTATATTTTGTCAATCCCCCAAGTAACACTTTCCTGGCATTAAAGTATACCAACTGATCGTGCATAATGTAAGGGATGATGACATAACCCTTATAAGGACCTGAATCACAATAACCAAATCCTTTCTGTGATAACTTAGCTACTGAGAATCCCCTTCTCTTTAGATACTCCCTACATTTCCTTGCTACCAAGTTTGTACCGAATATGATGTTGTGGAACCCTTCTGGGAGTTCTAAGCCTTTGACTTTGTTATTTATGGTTAGCTCTGACTCTGGTAACTTTATGTGTAACATATCCCAGTCCTTTGAGAAAATTACTTCCCAAGCTTCTTTCTCTGTGTCTGAGTTAGTTATTTCTTGTACAGCTTCAATTATAGGTTTATTATACCCACATCTAAAACAATGGGTATCACCAGTTATGGGTTTTACTCCAAATTTATCTTTGGCTCCACAAAAGGGGCAAGGCATATTAACCCAACCCCTTGCTTTAGGTTTACCTCCCAATGTATGAATAAACCAACCATATAAATGTTTGATTGTTTTCTTACTGTACCTCGACATAGATTTCCCTCCTAATTATCCTGTCTATTGTCCTTCTGGATACTCCATATTTCTTTGCCAGCTCTGTATGTGTTGACTCACTTTCCCTTATCTTTATAACCTGTTTTTTGGTTAATTTAGATTGTGGGTGCTTACTACTACTCAATAAATATTTATTTCTCCCATCCCTTTTACATTGCTTCATATTTTCTGACTGAGTTCCCCAGTATAGATTGTCCAGGTTTGAGTTCATGGGATTATTGTCTTTGTGACAAACCATAGGTTTATTACTTGGGTTTGGTATATAGGTTATAGCTAACAACCTATATAATAATTTAGGTACACCATATAAGTTTACCTTGGGTCTATACTCTCCTCTCTTACTTCTATATTTATATACAGAAATTTCTACCCAACTACCAGTTACTTTAGAAAATACCCTGCCCTCTTTGATTATTCTATAATCTGGATACCCAGGTATCTCTTTGCTTTTATCAAAGATCTCCTTCAGTATTTTGTCCTCTATCTGCTTCATTTGTCTCTTCTTCAGCTATAAAGTGATTAAACTGTTCATCAAATTCTTTTCTCTGTGCAACACTTAACTCTTTGAACCTTTGCCTATCCATATCTGTCATGAATACCGCTCTCCCTCGTGGAGTACCATCTCTCTGGTCTATGATCTCTAACCTCTGTACTCCTGCCATTTCTTCATCTTCTGTTCTATTCAAACCGAATGCGGCGTTGGCATGACGTATGATCTCTATTGCTCCAGCTATATCTTCCCCTTCATACCTTGTCTTCTCATGTTTAGCCCCTAACCTTGTTACATGGTTAGCAGTCCAATGTACATCTATGTTATGTTTCAACATCACATTAGACATATCAATGTAAGCTTCTGAAATACGTTCTGATAAAGCTTCTTTTCCAGTGTTAGAACCCATCTTACCCATATAGTCTGTTACCAACACATTCGGATAAAATCCAAAATTCTCTTCAAGGTCAGTGATTAACCTATCTACTGTGTTACCAGTAGTTACCAGGGCAGGTAATCTCCTCACCACTACCTCTCCTCCTAACCTTTTATACTTTCTAAAGGTTTTCTTAACATCCTTATCATATTCTCCAGAGAGTAATTCCATCTTTGTTTTATTACTCATACATTGTTCTAACCTGGCCATGTATTCTTCTTCTCCATTCTCAAGGTCTATCACCAATACCTTCTTTCCCATTTTCAAATACCCCACTATAACATTAACCAAGAAGGCTGTTTTCTTTTTCTTGGGTTTATCCACTATAACTATAGTAGCTCCCTTTGGATAACCTCCCGCATTGGTTAATTTATTTATCTGCCTAAATGGAGTGGGGAATATAGTTTGTACGTCCCTTCTCATTAACTGTCTATCTGATAAACCTTCAATAAGAAAGGATCTTGATAGATCCTCTACTATTACCCTTGGTGATATTGCTTTACTTACTTTATCCGAGAATGTGTGATATCTCTCAAAGTCAAGGATATCCATGGTTTCAATGGTATCTTTTAAATCCAGGTATTGGGCAAACTTCTCTGTTTGTTTAACGATATACTCAGGATCTTTTACACTACCCTTGAATAAATCTCTAGCTAATGATCTCACATTATCTAGCTCGGATTCCAACAAAGATGATGTCACAGATCTATCTGATAACAATTTCCTTAGTTCTTCCATGTAAACAGCTTTACTGGGAACTTTCTTGTAGTTTTTGTAGTAATCCTTAATTACTTTTGCCAGGATAGTATGCTCTATTAATGTGAAGTAATCTTCAGAATACAGATTAACCACCTTATAACCTTCAGGATGCTGCAACGTATAACGTAATATCTCAAATTGAAAGTCTGTATCAAATTCAAACTTAGCCATACTCTATTTTATGTTTTGTAATGTTCATTAGTTCCCCTGAAAGTCAGACACTTAGGGCATAATTTAATATATAATAGCATATTTTGTGCCTTAGGCTATCAACTTATTTATAATTTATATTTATATTTGCACTACCAAACTATATAATAATTCAAGGATATGGAATTACACAGGCTAAAAGAAATGCAAGATGACTACGATGAAGAGTTATTTAACAAAATCTACAAGGATTGTAGCAAACTCATGAACAAGCTCACTTTTGGTATTAACCCCCTCTACTATGGAGTTACCACTGATATTATCCGTAGTTGGTTTGATGATAAGTTTATTTATGTTTATAATAAGTATTATGGTGAGATGTCGGATAAATCGCTCAAATCACATATCATCAAAGCACTACAACAATTCAGATGCAGAATCTTAAGAGGAGCTTACACTCAACATTCTGAAAAGAATATAGAAATGGTTAGGTTGGATGATGAAGAGTACCAACGTTATAACATGGATGTTATAGACGATATTGAACCAGAGGTTGATGAAGAACTCCTATCTAAAGTAAAGGATTTTATGAAGCAAACATTGAGTGAAGATGCTTACTTTTTCTTTAATCTCCAACTAAATCCTCCCCCAATGGTCTTATCAAATGAGAAAGAAACTTCAGATGAGAAATGGGCTTCATTCTTAGACTTACCACAAGAAGAATCCACTTATATATACCTCGATAAATTAAGAGAAGAGATTTCAAGGGGTACTAAAAGATGCAGAAACAAATTCAAAGATCAGGTTACAAAATAAAAGGTAGGGATTAAATCCCTACCTTCACCATTAATCACCAATATAATAAGAGAAAACACGTTAATAATTCTTTGGGGCATCTTGATAAATTGTCCATGAGTAACATCCAGCCCCCATCATTAATGGCATAGTTCCTTCCCAACTGAATACTCCATCATCTATATCATTAACTACTACCTCATTCCTATACCCATACCTTGACTCATTAAATCTACCGTGGATATACCACTGTAATCCATTATTTCCTCTTGAATCACAGAATTGAAGATACTTATCTCCAGCTATAGGAGGTACACATGGATTAAACCAATAACTACCTGATGCTGACTTACCAGATTTCCAACACTGTACTGATAACTGCATGTGGAGGACATCTTCCTTTACGAATAGACCCATACCATTTCCCCAAGCATTCTTGTAAGCATTGTATGTATTACCCACCATGTATTGTAACCTACCCACAGTTCCTCCTGATTGTTCTGTTAAAATGTTATAAGTATCTAAGGCAAATCCACCTTTACCTGTATTCATACTTACAGAACTGAAAAGAAGTTGGATTGGACTTGCGAATCCATTATCTACTAATACCCATTTCATGGCTCCTTTCCAATTCATAGCCTTAACTCTAATCCAATCCCCTACATATTTTAGATATGGTCTATGTGGACCGTTATCATTGCTACTCAAATCATATGAGGGGTCAACAATAGAATTAGGTAAAGCTATGTGGAATAATAACCTAGTCCAACCTTCTAAGTACTGTTCTCTCGCCCACAATGAGTTTGATATATTACCTATCAATTTAATCACTTTTTCATACCCATCCATATCTTCTGTGGGTGGGTCAAGTATTAAACAACTTCTATGGTTACCATATCTCTGATTACCATTATTTATATTACCTGACCAACCAAAGTTATTCCTTGCCGCATCATATAACGGCTGATAGTCCAGATAACTTATACCCACTGTATTACTGATACGAATCCATTGGGTATTACTACTGTAATCATGTATATTATTACCATTTATTATCTCAGTTCCAGCCATCAACCCAGGTGTAACGTTTGCTGATGGAAGTCTTCCTTTCTCCCTAGCATGAATTCTCCAGAATGATTCTCCAGCTTTCTTTGATACCAATACCCAACCTCCAGTATATAACTCAACAGTGATAGTTTCATCCCCAGCTCTCAACCCAGTTACCACTATACCTTTTCCATCTAGACCCTCATTAACCCAGTTCTCACCAAAGCATAAGAATAATATCTGATTATGATCAGCTCGGTTATCTGAAGGAAGTTTGACAAAACCCACATTACCAGTTACCCCATTCCTTGTCATGTACTTCATATCTATTATCATAGCCTTGTACACTTCAGCTGCTGGAAACTCAGTGGGAGAAGTACTCGAGTTACTCAGGTTAAGAGTGGGCATGTAAATCTTGAAGTCGTTACTTTGATTCAGATCATCATACTTGGTTTGTAACTCATTTTGTAAAGCCACCAAGTTTGTCCAAATAGATTTTGTCTTGGATACAGAAGTCATTGGAGGCTCTGTCTGACTCCCGTTGAGTTTATATCCCAACGTAGAGTAGATAATACTCAAATCCTGAGCTAATGGCCCATCTATGTAATCATGGATGGATTTCAAATCTGCATCAGTTTGTACCTCATATCTCTTTAGCTCGGTATCCAAACTTAACAGGTTTTCCCAAACAGTCTTGGCTATTGAAATCCAATTAACTCCCGCGGGGTTTTTATCTGGGTAACCTATACGATTCCATATTTTAGTATCTTCATCGTTGAGATACTTTTTAAGAGCTACAAAGTTCTCCCAAACAGTTTTTAGAGTATCGAGTACCGTTTCTCCCTCTGGTTGCTTCTCAGGAAATCCTAGCTTGTCCCAAAGCTTCTTTAATTGGGTATCTATAATGTATAAGTTATACCACATCGTGTATACCGCCCCAATGAAGTTGTAGGTGTTGGGTAACTCACCTGGGTTATTGGGGTCTTCTTTTCCTGTATAGTTTGGGATACCTAGCTTTGCTATAACGTTCAAATCTGCTCTATCCTTTTCTTTTAACCAGGTATCCAGGTATTTCAGTATCTTACCAAGCTCTTTAAATTTCCCTAATCCACCTCTAACTCCTGACGCTGTAACATCATCGGCTGAGAGTATATTTGTGGACTTCATATCTGCGGAACCAGGAACTGCACCCATTGAATAGGTTCTGGCAGCCCCTGTTCCAGAGATACGGATAGTCATCAATGGGGTGTCATACTGATTTAATGCAGAAAGATCATCTACATTCTCAGCTGCCCTTAATGTATATGTTATATCAAATCTTACAGGTACATCAGTACCAACATATGGCCTTTGATAATAAGCTACCAATATGTATAACCCCTCTTTTGTTTCACCTGGAACATTGACAGATATTGCTCCCTCCTCATGTACTAATGTCCCATACTTGTTCATATAAACACCAGTAGGATTGGACATACTCCAATCCTCTAATGTTTTTACTATCCCAGTCTTTTCATGTGAAATTGAAAATCCCGTACTCGTTTTTGCTATGGTATCAAACCCACAGTATATACCTGGGTTTATAACTCCCAGCATGGCCTCTCTAAGTTCATAAGAAAGAACTAGGGCCCTATGATCGGTAAACGTCTTTGCCATAATTATAAGTTTCTTGTATCAGGGAATTTATGTAATACAGTAATGTAATTCGTTTCTCTTGTTTTGATATATCTTCTCAACCTTGTTACCAATCCTCTTGGCAGGGTAAACGTTATATCTAGCTTCACATTTACTGGAGTAAGGTAATCTTCAATGACAGTTGCTAGGTTCTCACGAAACTCTTCCGAATACTCCGTATAATTATTCCCAGGTACTACAGTTATATTTATTTGCTCAATAGCGCAATCAGTACAACCGTTCCTATACGTGGAGTTATAATCATACCTCAATCCTTCATTTCCCAAGTTCTCGTAAACTGTGTCATACCTTAACCCAATGTCATATCTGGATGTGGCTTTCCTGTAAGACTTATGGTCTTCAGGTTTCACTCTTAATCCAAATAAACCAAGGAACATGTTTAAGGCATTGATTGAACCCCTTGCTCTATGTATATGTACTGCATAAGCCAGGTAATCCTTGTATTGTTCATAGGTTTGAAAGGTTTCATACCTTACATCTCCCCATAGCCAAGCTATGTAACGAAGTAATCCCAGGTGATCTACATCTGGGATTAAGTCAATGTTTTGTGGGTCGTTGAGATATTTTAACCCCTCAATCTTTGGGATTAATTTCTCATCAAACTCATTCATGAAAGCTTCTGTAAACCTCTCTAAAGGTCCCGCATCTTTCATGTTCTCAGCTACTTCTTTATTCTTTATTACTGGTGGATAGTTAGGATCATTTTGATCGTTTTGTTTGAACCCACTCGGTAAATTCTCCATAAACCAATTCAGCTTGTGGAGGATGTTATCCCTAGATAGTTTCATTAGCGTATTCGTTTATGGTTAAACTGATATTTTCAACCTTAAGAACAGGAACTGAATTATCTGATACTGGGATATCTACATTGTTAGTGTAGGTTTGGAACTCCCATGAATCTCCCTCTTGTATACCGGGGTTATTCAATAACAACTTGAATACAAATACATCATACTCAAGTGTTACGTATCCATCAGCTCCGGGTGTTACAGATACATTCTCAAACACTTTCACTTGAGCCCCATTCTTTGTGATTATAATATCCATGTTTGCTCTGTTGTTCTTAATCAATGAAATGATTAAAGCCCAATAGGCATTCTCAGTGGGTACATATTTGTTGTTCTCTTTCTTGAAGTCAATATAGCCAGGGAAAGTGATTTGAGCTGCATTGGGATTCTCAGTAGTGATTGCCTTTCTCCCATAGGGTATGAGGTATAGCTCATCCAATGTCAAGTGATCTACAGCATCAAGGTTATCTACCAGGGCAATTATGTCTGAAGTGTAGATCGGTCTGTTGATGTCGGAATTGTTGTAACTATATTCATTTACCAGAGCAGTCTCAACCAATAGTTGTATATCCTGAGCTCTCTTACCATATTTTCCCCATACTGTTAAACCTACATAGATTTGGGTTTCACCAGCGGGGAAAGCTTGTACAGGTACTCCTAATACCTTTCTCATATCTACGTAGGCTTCTAGCTCTCTCAATAAAAGCTCATTAGCTTCGCCTCCTTTGTCAGGTGTGATATAGTATGAGATCCCTGTTTCACAAGTAAAGTCAGCCCCTACTTTATCAACACCTGGACAAAGTTTAGCGATATCAATAAAATCCTTGAAAGTTACTGCTCTGTCTAATGTCCTTAAAGAACAACCCAAATGTTCTCTCATATCTTCAATGGTTTCTCTATCTGAACCCCCGGTTGCAGCATTTGGGTTTGTTATAGCAAGAGTATAATCTGCCAAAGCTCCTGCGGGTTCTACAGTTGGAGTTCCCTTAAAGTCTGTGATAGTACCTGAATCAAGGTTACCATTTACTCCTTGTGTGATGTTGTATGATAACTTAGCTTCAGCTCCTGCTCTTGGTATAGCCCCTCTAATACCATCCCCAAATTTAGCAACGAATAATCCTTCACTCACATATTCTACTACAAAGACCTGATCATAAGGGCTTGAGAATCCCAGAGTCTCTACCAAATCCCATTGTTCTCCATCAATGTATATTGTACCAGAACCGTCTGCATAGTTTGAGGGTAATGATACTGTTGGATTCTTTCCTTCTGGAATTAAACCAAGGCTAGTATATTCATCTGGATTAGTGGCACTCTTCACTGATTGTTCAAGGTCAAGCACTATTAAGTTTGAACCTTTTCTCATCACTACATCACCCATCTGTCTGAACGGTACTCCATTAGAACCTAATAGGATATTATCTCCTTTGAATATTATATCCTGAATTGCCTCTGCTGGGTTACCATCTTGGTCTAAGAGTTGTACTGTTACCCGTGCAGTTGAAGGTATCTTTGCCTTGATCCTGTAATCAATTAACCTTGATAACTGAATCATGGATGAGATGTGTTGAGCTGTGTAAACGTATAGCTCTCGTGCTGATACATCTACATAGTAATTCAACAACTCAGTCAGAGCAGCCATATAATCTAGGATAATCATAAAGATATTGCTCTGACTATAGTCTGTCATTTCTGGCAGTAATGTTTTTACCCTATTTACTAGGGCCGTTTTAATGGTTCTGTATCCCCTATCAAGATACCCAACCCATGGATTCTCTAATTTCATAATGTATTTTGATTTAATGGTGTTACAAAACTTATGTTGATGTTGATAGTCCCATCCTGTCTCCTACTATACTCAACCACATCTACTTCACATCTATTCTCCAACTGAACTACCTTATCTATGACTGTCTTTTTAATAAGAGCCTCTAACACTAAATCATCTGGCTCTTTTAAAGTCTGGTATAATCCAGTACCGAAACCAGGTTGGTAGGGTCTTTTATTTAAGGGAAACATCAATATATTATTTATTGAACTTCTCAGTACCTGGTTTGTACTCTTCAGTTGAGGTCTTACCTCACCAGAGCTATTCTCTGTGAATGTTATTGGGAAACAGAGTCCCACTATATTTCTCGTTGACATACCTATTTATGTTTAGGGTGAGTTACTGTCGGGTCATTATATTCACTTTCAGAAAATTCTGATATGGTACCTGTATAGGGTACTGTTGGTGCTGATGGTGATCCCATACCAGCTGTTGGATGAGTATGTAACTTGTAGTCATTGATAAGAGAAATTAACTCCTGTTGTAACTTGTTCAACCTCTCAGTTAAAGCCTCAATAGCTACTGCATCTCCACCTCCACCATTCAGAATTATATTTCCCTCTCCATTCATCTCTATGGTAGAAGATGTACCATCTTTCTCCACTTCAATTTTAAGAGTGGGTTCATCAAGGTTTATGTTTAAAGAAGTATTGGTCTTTTTGTCTTCATCCTTGAACTCAAAATCAAGGTTCCCATTTAGCTCATCTAGTTTAAATGAATTACCTTTTGGAGTGGTTATTTCAATATAACTATTTTCTTCGCTAGTATTTGATTTGGGCTGTTCATTTATTAATAATTCATACCCCATTGGAGTACGAAATCTATAAACTCTTTTTTGAAATTTTATTATCTCTTTCCCCTCTTCATCTTTCTCTGGAACATAAGGCCCAAAACTCCATACTGGCATGTGGAAATCTCCATTGATAAACTCAATCAAAACAGTATCACCAACATTGGGTACTATGAAAGACCCATAGTTCTCTCCCATCCATTGACCCTTTGGTAAAGCTTGAGCTCTGAGAACTCCCTTACTAATTGTAGGTACTGAAACAGAAATACGACCCCTACCAGAAGGATCGTTATTTCTAAATACTATTCCGGAATAAGTACCATAATATTTACCGTACCTCTCTAACCCGGTATTTAATATCTCATTTAATATACTCATATCATTCGTCTATTCCAGCTTGTTTAACATACTCATTTTGGAACTCTGGTGAGTTTGGTGTCATGTAGTTATCACCAGTCTCACTTACCCATACTGTATCGTCAGTGGGTGTATCATTAGGACCCATTTGAGTTTGGCTTGCATCTTTAGACCAGTTCCTGGGGTTAGAAGGACCAATATAAATTTGTCGGTTATTAACACCGAATAATTGTTGGTCAAAGAACCTTCTTCTAAGGTCTTCTGGTTTATATGATGTATACTCCCTAACCTGATTCAACATGGTTGCAGTTGTTTCTTCAGCCTGTCTACATAACTCCATGGTAGTTTTATACCCACCTGACTCAGTTATAGAGTGTCTCACCGATTTTATGTAGTAATCACCACTATCTCCACCTAATCCGGTTAATCTTACTACCATACCATCCATGATGGAAGGCTCTCCCTCAATGGTACAAGTAGCAGTAACACCTGCCATGGCTGAAGCTCCTAACTTATTGGCCGCTTCCCATATTGCATCATTGTTTTCTTGAGTTTGGATATAACGTATAACACCTGAGAATTTTCTTACTCTACCAGTTTTATCATCTATGGGATCATAAGTATAGAACTTCTCATGTTTTACCTTCACTATCTCAGATTGTGGTAACCTAGCATTTGAACCTGCATTACCATGACTTGCCCCGTAACTCATTTGTTCCAATACCTTCATAAAAGAAGATTTGGTTTTATCAGAATCAACTACTGCTGTGTTGGTATCTGATTGACTGTCACCCAAGTAATACTGATACAATTTTTCTATTCCTGCATACTGATGTAATTCCTTGGCAGTTGCATAGGCCTCATTAAATTTGTCGTAATCCTCTTTTGAAATTTCTAACCCGTCAAGAGTATATTTCAGGTTTTGTTTTAATAACAAACCTTGACGAGTGTTTATAACCATACCTTCTTTAATAAGGTCTGGAGTATTCTTTGTCGTGTCTCCTCCAAATACATCGTTAGTCAAACCATATATAGAATCAGTTTGTACGTAAACAGAAGATTTATTCTGGATTACTTTTGGGTTATTGTTTATAACTCTATCCCAAATCTCCTCCATTGTTTTCAGGGCAGTGTTATATTGTACTACCCTACTAATATTCCTTAGTGTAGAATCTTGTGATGATACCTCCTCTTTATCCTTAGATAACTCGTCACCATCATATTTAATGGTACAACTAAGGATTGTGTTATCATCATTGTAAAAATTAAATTGTCTTTTCGCTGACCCAAAAATTCCCCTATCATGAATCATGAATAGGTTACCTCTTCTAGTAACATACCAAGGACCCTCTGGCATGTAAGATAATATCTTGTTTATTGTTGCCATTACCTTCTTAGCAGTGACATCAATAATCCTGGGTGTAAGTAAGAACTCTTTCAGTTCATCTGGTAAGTTTATATCTGAGGCCTGTGGTTTGAAACCCTGTTGAGCTTCTTCCAATATAGATGTATCTTTGAATGGCCCTATGTATGGTTGGGCATCATTTCCCAGTGAAGGCAATAGATACTTAATTACGTTATATGAGTTCCATGAGAATGTAGGAGGGATATACCCATTACCAGCTTTCACCCTACTATACCTGTATCCAACTTTACCTCTACATGTAATCACTAACTCAAGGCTATCACCCATTAATCCGATAATAAATTCTAGTGGAGATTGAGAAATTGTCTTACTCTCATTCTCCTCTTGAGAACCGCTTTCATCTGGTATTTCTATGTCTACTGGAGAATCATCATCCACTGAAAGTGAGTCAAGTGGGGAAGATAGTGATGTTAATGATATAGTGGTAGATAAACCTTTCTCAGTATATTTTCTCTCTACATCCTTAATAACATAAGGTATAACATCTGACATAGTCCCATCTGTATATCCAAATGACATACTCACTAATCCCTCATATACAAACCCCCATGAGTGCATCAATTGAACATTCCTGGATTCAAAAGTGAGTTCTATGTCATCTTTACCATCATCCTTCCATTTACAGTCAAATTGGGTCAGACGAATATCTGACCCATCGGGACATATCTCCATACCAGTTGGAGTAGTTAATATGACAGTTGGTATCCTAGTTCCCATAATTCATAGTTTGTAGATCATCCTTATTCGGAAATACTAACTCTATCCCTACTGGTAATTCCAGTGGGTTGATGAATTTATCTCTATTGTAAGCAGCAACTATGAACCAAAGATTATGGTTACCATAGTACTTTAAAGATATATCTTTCAATGATTCACCATCTATTACTGTGTGGTATATGGGGTCTACCATATCATATACTGGTAAGAAAGAGATTAGCGCATCTCTCTCATTAGTACTGGCATCCCTGTATACTCTGGCTACATCGTATAAGTGTGTGTTCAGGTTCATCTCTGTGTTGTGTTAATTACTTTGTATTGGATGTCATTCCAAGTAGGATTTAGTTTAGATACCTTTTGCAAAGTAATAGTTTGTACAATATGTAAAGGAACTATCTTACTCTCCCCTGCAACTCCCGTGAATTGTTTAATGACATAAGGTGCTGAGGTTATTACGTAATCTACATCCTCTACTCCAAGAACTCCAATCAGATTAATTACTGGAGGTTGTTTCTTATACCCATCAGCTTTGGAATAAGACTCTATCTTCTTACATAGAGAGAATACCCCAGTGTAATCTCCTTTAGTAGAATACCAATCTATATCAAATGATAAAGTATCTTTACCACCCAAGTATTGGAGTGGGGGAGAGTTTCTTCCAAAGGCATTTATATTTACCCAAGTAGATTCAGGTTTGAAATCCATCCCAGTTGGAATGAAAGGAAGTTCTATCTTATCGAAAGAATCTCCCTTATCCAAATTATAAAATGCAAGGATATATAATTTCCTACCTGTTACTGCAAGCTGTTTATTCTGCTCATCTAGTGCTGTTTTAATGGTTGAAGCAGCATCTATATAAAACGTCATACCAGCTTTATTATACCCCTCATGGGCTTGCTCATAATTCCCATTATTGATTAGAGAAATTACTTTACTCTTATCTGTAGTAGGACCAATCTCTAATGGAGTTTTAGTATTTATTCGTTGGTCTCGGTTTCTGATAGCTGTGGCAGATGATTCTGGGATACCCCCAGCTTTAGGTCTTAACTCTGACCTTCTGTATGGGAAACCAGTTTTTACGTAAGCATATCCCAAATCTTTTGTAGAACTATCCAAATCACCAACCAGGGTTTGAGTACCGAAAGAAAGTCCAAGTTGACCTAGTACTCTCCCAGCTACTCCACCAGGCATTTGTACTGATTTTAATAGATAAGACCTTGCTACATCTATTGTCTTTACAGCCGTTGGTCTAAATTCAAATCTCAATTTTGCCATAGCCTTACCTCCTATAATTCTTCATTTATGGTTTTGTTAACCATTGATTGAACATCTGCCCTGATAGCTCTTCTGATTGTATCTGCCCCAATGGTTAAGCTTAAATTGATAACTGGGTTCTGATTATCTTTACCTAGGGAGGATACCTCATTAGGGGATACATCTGTACCCATCTTCTTAGATACTTCATTCAACCCATACAAGTTTTTAACTGCACTTCCAGTCATGGCGGCTTTCATTGCTTCTGCCTCGTATGACCTCATTGTATCTTGGTTGTTCCTTAACCATTGTTGAGCTACCCTTAAATTATTGTTATCTCTAACTACATCTTCTGCATTCTTAGCAGTGGCCTGTCTTAGTAACTCGGTTTGCTTCTTATCTTCTGCATTCTTATCTGAAAAGAAGCTCCATAAAGACATACCTATTGAAGCTACCAAGGTTATAATCATACCAACTGGTCCAGTTAAGAAACCAAGTACTCTACCCAATATCCCACCTATCCTAGTTATCCAAGGTAAGGCTTTACTAAACCAACCTCCAATTTTACCAAGCCATGGTAGCCATGTTAATATCCTTGCCCATACTCCGGTTTTAGTAGCAGTCTTTGCAGCTTGTGCTGCTTTCTCTGCCTTAGTTGTACCTGGAGAAGATCCGAACCAAGATACTCCCCAACCTTTGGCTATCTCTTTCTCAGTAGCTGGTCTATAATACTCCGGTGTGTATTGTTTTCTAAATGACCTTGCAGCATCACGAGTATCAAATACCTTATTTCCCATTTGTGGGTTATAAATAACCCATTGACCATTTATCTTCTGAGGAGCAGACCATGGGTTTTTACCTTTCATTGATTTGACATACCCAGCCCAACCATCTGGTACTGTCTTCTTACCCATATTGTTTGTGAATACCATTGGTCCCATACCACCTGCTCCCATTGCCATTGATCCAGCTACTCCTTGAGCTTGATAAGCTCTGGTTGTACCCATTACTGCAGCAGTCAACCCATTCTGAGCAGCTGTAGCTGAGTATATAGTTTGGGTTAAAGCAGACATTATGGAATTCTGTTTTGTACCACCAGCTATGGCCTCTCCAGAAGCTACTGCAGATTTGGCTTTCAGTACATCAAAAGCCATACCAGCTAATCTAACTGCCATTCTGGCTAACCTCCACCCTGTGACAACTAGGAACGTTGGGCCAACAATAGATTTTACTATGGGTATACTCATGAGGTGTACTAACCCCCTTAACAACCCATTTATACCAGATAAGAAAAACTTTAATGGTGGTGTTATAGAATCAGTGAATACAATACCCAAGTGTTTCACAACAGTTATGAATTGAAGGATATGACCATATAATGATTCCATCCTCATATCCATAATCTCTTGTGATTTACCAGCAGAGTTATTCAACTGGTCTATGAATCCTTTTAACTGGTCTCCATCCCTTACTAACAATGTAGCAGCTCTCTTACCTCTTACTCCAAATAAGTTATCTAGGATATTCTGTCCAGCGATTGTACCAGTTCCTACCTTCTGCATGGCAGTTTGTAACTTCTCAAATATTACAGGTAATGATAGTAACCTACCTTGCCTATCCATGAAGTCCTCAGTTTGTAAACCGAGTTGTTGTAATGCTTTTACTTGTCTACCAGTTGCCTGTGGTCCTAGAGCCCTTGCAAAATACCTCATTGCATTCTCCATTGCAACACCAGCCATAGAACCCTGTATACCAGCATTAGACAGTAACATAAGTCCAGCTGTTAACTCTTGTAAAGGTATATTCAAAGAATTGGCAGTTGAACCGGCATATTTAATACCTTGTGCTAAGTCTACCAGGTTGGTATTCGCTTTAACTGTAGCTACTGTCAATACATCTGCCACTGAAGTTGCGTGTTCTACTCCCAACTGAAAAGTCTTCATTATATTGGTCATAATATCCGCAGTACCTAACTTCCCTTGTAAGGCAGAATCAGTTGCACCAGCTAAGTTTACGGCTGCAGGTATAGACCCCATAATCTCAGCATACTTCATACCAGCCATACCCATGTACTTCATAGCATCTGCTACCTGATCAGAGTGGAATATAGTATTCTGACCTAAGTCCATGGCCAATCTATCCATCTTCTGTAACTCGGCATTGGTTGACTCAGTAACAGCTTGTACTGATACAAGGGTATATTTATATCTTGCTCCAGCCTCTATCACCCTACTTAATCCATACCAAGCAGAGCCCATAGCTACAGAAGTAAATCCCAACCCTCTATAGAATTGAGATTGAGCTGATGCTAAAGCAGCTAAGTTTTGTTTTAGGTATTGAGACTGTTGGTTAATACGTGAAGCGGGGCCTGAAAATTGGTCCCGCAACGCAACCGCAAGTCCTACTCCTAAGAGTGTTCCATTTGCAGCCATAATCTATTTCTTCTTTAATTGTTTTTCGATCTCCTTATTCTTAGCTTCCATTTCGTCAATGGCCTTATTCAATTTCTTTACCAAGCTTACCCTACGTTTTGAGGGCATCTTTAAAAAATCTTCAAAGGATCCTATATTAACATGGTTGACTGATAGGAATAGAAAGTCATTCTCTATGTCAACCGTGGAGATAAAAAATCCTCAACCTGAAGAAGTGGTATATCCAGCTCTTCCTCTGGGTTATAAGGGTTAATTATGTGTGATGTCATTGATTGATTCCCATCGTCGAAATCAGCCATTACTTTTCTCAAGAAAGCCATGTCTTTAGGGGAGAAATTCTTGAATGAATTTACATTGACCCAATTCTCTTTCTCACCTTCACTAATGAACTTCTGAGCTAACTCTCTACCTTTTAAGATTGAGTTTGAGTTGATATCATCCCCGAGCTGAATAAGATATTGTTCTAAACGACCATCAGGGAATCTCATTCTAAATTCCTTACCTTGCATCTGGAAGTAGATGTAATGGTAGTCATGGAAATCTCCAGTTGCCGGAAATGGTTTGAATAGGTTTGGGTTATATCCCTCTTCTTCTGTTGTAGGGAAAGGTTTTGAGTAATCAAAAAGATAGGTATTCAAATCCTCTTCATAGGGAATTTGTTCTCCATCCTTATCCCATTTATATTCAAACTTTAATTCTGATCCAAGTGAGAATACTCGAGATTGTAACAGAGCATAGTATTTATCCGAAATCCTCATGTCTATTATGTCCTGAAGTTTCGGTTTTCCTTTGTCAAACAAATCAGTGATGATATTACAAAGGAATGCGTTTATGTGGTTACCTTCTTTTGTTAACCGAACACTGGAAAGAAGTTCTTCATCCTCTCCATTTTGCATTCGAATTGTACAAGGTAATCCACTCGGTAATAAAAATCTTAATGTGTTTTCCATATCTCTTTAGTTTATATTGGGTAATAGTATTTAAACAAGTAAACCCAGACCTAAGCCTGGGTTAATACTTAATGTATTAAATGATACCACCCGTTCCAGATGGGCTTGAGTAGTAGTCTACTGCAAACTCAATGGTTTCTATCACGTTGTCAGAACTCATACGGTCAAGTTCTAATCCGTTTATTTTACATGGCCAGATACCATCTACTGTGTGTTTCTCAGTAGTGATACCTAGCTCATCTACCAATTCAATAGTGGCACTGTCCTTTGCAGTATCTATCGGTAACCCAACTCCAAGCATAGCGTTTTGGATTGAATGAATCCAAACTCTCAATGCGTTATCATTCGCGTTATTCGGTTTCAACTTCTCGCAAACAAGATTTGAGAAGTGAACCATACCAGGTGTCTTCACCGGAGAGTTAATCTCACCATGCTCAACTACATCAAGCTCGATATCTGGAAGAGTCACTCTCTGGAACTCAAATTCATTTCCTTTTAAGGAAGCGAAAGAAATCCTCCATTGGAATTTCTTTCTAGGGTTTGAAAAATTTGCCATGTTGTTTTATGCTATTTCGATTCCTACTTCACCATCGCCTTGTACAAGCATGATGTTCAATGTTACTTCAATCATTGGTACAATCAACCAAAGTTTCAGATAAGCTTTGTACTTACCCATTTGTACATCGTTCTTCTGGTTAACAACCAAAGTATCCAGAGAACTTGCATCCTGATCTCCCAAGTATTCATACTTCCAAAGAGCTCTGGAAGAAGTTCTTGCCAAGTTATCAAGGAACGGTCTGATTTGATTCCACATGTTTTTGAATGTCACAGTATCACAAGGTTCTTTCAGATAAGAACGGTATACCGGCAACATGGTATTCTTGATGTAGAATACCAAGAACATGGATGATACAAATGAGAGAGCTGAGTTTGTCTTCTGAGAAGTATAAGATGATGTCCACTCAATTGCACCATCACGGTAAACCATTGCATTGATTCCATGATTTGCAAGAGTATTCAACTCTGAGATCCTAGCTGGAGTACCAAAGTTTTGTACTACTCCAAGTGCATTCAATACAGTTGCACTTTGTTTTGATGCGGGATCAAACCAAGCTCCTCTGTTGTTGTGAGTCCATACTGTCAAACCAATGGTATCGGCTATTTCGTCCAACTCAATCTCAGTATCGGTTGCGGTATCATAATGACGAATACCGCCGGTGGAGATTTGAGCATACTCGGTATCTCCAATTGCTTCATCTTTCTCAGTACAAGCTTCTTCTGCTTTACCAGGTACTGCCAATACAGAACCATAGTATACCATATCCTGTCTCAACGTTGCGTAGGCAACACCGGCAGTATGGATGGCATCAATTCTTGCCCCAGGTACTGCAACAATCATTGAATCTGATACAGTGTCAAAAGCATGGAATCCATTGTCTGTACCATCTCCAATAAAGTCAGCATCAACTACTGCCGCACCATCTGACCCACCAGTAAATGCAGTGGTTGCCGGTACAATAGCAATTGTTGCCTCTGCAGGTACTGTAGGTTCTGTTTCAGCTTTTGTGAATGTGGCGATTGATGATAACTTGTTAAGGTTATTCAAAAAGGTTTGTTTTGCCCATTCAATATTCGGATCAGGAAGTGGTACTGCAGAATAACTCTCACTCAAGTCTGGGTTGTTAGGCCAAACCAATTTCAAGTCAAAAGCTTTCGGGTTACCGTTCGTTGAAGCAGATACCACTACCTGAATACCATTGTAATCTGCTCCGGCATATTTGGGTTGTACCTTGAAAATTTCTGTGGGTGTTGCTGAACCACCTTTTGGGGTGATATTCATCTTCACTGAAATGGCAGTGGCTTTCTTTGCCTCAACTTCTTCTGCCGTTTCACTCTGTCCGGCTCTATGAGTTATACGGTTAATTCTCAACCGAGCTCCATAAGCCAACATTCTCTGTACGTAGATATGGAACTTATCCAATCCTTTCGCATCTGCAGCGAACATGCTTTTTGGAGCGGCACCACCATAGAGAGCCTCAAATTGATTCATTGTGGAAATTAAGATTGAGGGATCATTGATAGGCCCTCTTCTCGTAACTCCACTTACACAAACTATCCCAGTGGCTGGTGTCGATGCCTGTTGGGTAAAGTCCTGTACGTTTACATTAACTACTGGAGTATTCATCTTTAACTTTTTAAGGGTTTATGATATTTAATTTTAGTATTGTCATTTACTTCACTTGGAAGTATAGATTTGATTCGTTTATTTGTACCAAGTCCATGAAAAGGTTAACCTCCAAAAGTGGTGATATCTTATCAGGATAAGTCTTAACTATAACTACATCCCAAGCATCTGGTATGTTATACCGGTATACATCTTCTTGGCAGTTGTTCTCTGGACTAGGGTACATGTTAGAGGTTAATAATTCACAGAAAAAGGTTGGTAACTCTTCAGGTAACTCTATACCATCATATACCATTTTTGTTATCTTATGGAATCCCCTTCTTGGTATTGCCTTAGCTAATATAGCATTCAATACCCTGCCTTGGTCTATACTGTTGTAGACAAGGTGGATGTTCATCACATAATTAACTGGTTGCGGTGGTAGTTCATGTCTTCTGAAATTACCATCTGTGTCCAATGTATATTGGGTTCTACCCCATTGTCCGAATTCACCAGGAATACATTGTACTGTCCTTACTACCATCCTGGCAAATTTCTTCTCTCCCATTTCAACTGGGCTAAGGTTACTCAACACATCAATACAAAAACCCTTATCACTAACCACCCTCTCCTGAGCTTTGACATAATCTGCATACCCTTGTTTAGTTCTTGGATACTTTGTGATATCAGGCATGTAGCCATAATTCACTGCTTCTAGTCTTAAGTTCTCAACTAAAGTTCTCTCTATTAATGTTTGAGTAATTGATAAACTAGTTTCAGCCATTGGGATTATAATTTTTTAAATGCTCGAACTCTCTGAGCAATAGATCTATTCAAATATTGGGATAACCCTCTATTACCACCGAGTTTCTCGTATGTTCTACTAAAGAATGGTCTGGCTGGAGTTCTCCCAGTTCCACCTTCCAAGAACCTCGCATATTCATCTACAGTTACCTGGTTAGCATACACTTCAGAAATCATGGCATTAGGAGGAATTATATCACGAGGAGTATTCTTTAAAATACCAACCTGTACTAACCCATACCTACCACCCTGAATCTTTCTGATAGAGTTTAGTAAATTACCCATCATGTAACCGGCATGATCTGCTCTTTGATCACTCACATAGGTTTTTTTCTTGGCAGCATACAATGGAGAGTTTTCATCTATACCTATCTCAGCTCCCCCAGTTCTAATATACCTTTTAAGTTGGTGATAATATTTATCTGCGAATGAGGATTGACCTTCTCTAACAGCATTAGAAATCTCAGGACCCATGTTCATAAAACGATCAAGGGTATTGAGATCTCCCAATACCCTAATCTCTAAACTTCCAAAGCCTAGATTCCTATTCGATATTTTCCTATAATTAGGATCTTCACGTGCCATTATATTTCAGTGTTTTCTTTCTCAGCTCTTTTTAAGATTAACCGATAAAGAAGTGGGTTGTCCCCTGCCTGAGCAACTGGTTTATCTCCAGAAGGCCTGTACTTAATACCATCAAGGTAAAAGTAATCCCTTACAGAGTCCATATCCATCGCAAGGTCTTCTTCTGTTTCCCCACGAGTATATCCCAATTCTTTAAGGTATTTAAGGTTTATATACACTACCACATGTTCTTCATCAAAAGTACCAGTGGTAGTCTCGGTATTTAGAGGCCAATTCTTTATGGTATCATACATCACGAGAACTTTTATTTCTCGTTGTTCCCATTTAGAATTTTTATCTGTATTCTCACCAAACTGGTTCATTGAGAAAAGGTAATGATACCAAGTCAACTTATTCCTGAAAGCATCATGTCGGAATTTGTTGATGATATTCTTATACCTATTCCAATTCTTAATACCTACGTAAGCCATGGAACCTCCTCCTGTTTCCAGTGAATTTTTGTACTCGTGGGCCAGATACTTTGAATCTGTTGTTATATAGGCTTCTATCATCATCACAGTAAGGTACTTTAATACCTATCCTACTTGCCATAGAACATATTCCCTTAAACAACATATCCATCACAGAACCATTTTGCCCATTTGAAGATAATAAATCTTTCAATGCTGTAGAGGTAGAATAGAACTCTACCTTAGTTGGGCCAGTCTCAATACTTTTAATATTTCCCCCATCAGGTTCTGAGTCTGGGTCTACCTCTGTTTCTCTGTTTGTATTACTACTTCCCCCTATGAAAGCTATGAATGATCCCATAGCTGCCATCTGAAAAGCATCATATACTACTAACTTCGCGATTAATGAGTTACACATATCCTCGAAGTTTTCGCAACGTAACTCCTCTGGAATTGATTTGAAGCCTGGCTCCATAAACAATTCCCAATATTTCTTTTTACCTTGTACCCATTTAGAATCAAGGGATAGGTTACCAGGAACCTCAAGGTCTATGTATTCATTAATTGTCATAAGTCTATCTCAATCCAAACTTGTTCTTTTCTTTCGATGGCCTCATTGATTCTCTTGTTCAACTCATCTGAGTATTTCCTTGAGTTAATCAATTGGCCTTTTTTCTTGTTCTCTCCCACCAAGATACATCCTAAAGTATCCTTAGGAGTATTACCAGGGTGTATCATGATACCGGTGAATTGTGGTACATTCTCTAAGTAAGGCATTACCCTTTTAAACTTAGAAGACATAGACATCACCACCTTATATTTACCAGCTGGGATAGCTGTTTCTCCATAGACCTTCTTCTCACTGTTCAGGTCTCTTACCTTATCCTCTAACGTATCAGAGAATTTCTCACCATCTACCATCAGAACTCCAATAGTATAGGTATCTTTTTTGTATAGCCTTTTAACTTCTAGCAACATTTTTGTATATATTATCTATGAACTCTGATCTTAATTGCTTGTAGAATATCTCTACGTTATTTTTAGCAACACGAGCATTATACCCGTCTTCGCAATATATTTGTTTTAACATTACTTCTTTCAATCTCTCTTTCCAGTTCTCTGGGATAAAGAAGCTTAATGGAGAGCCCTTGAATTTAAAACTCAAGGCTCTCTCTCGATCGTAAGCGACTATATTTGATGACAAAAGCTCAACTTTCTTTTCTATAGCTTCTCTGTTATCTATATGATTATCCCTTATAATTTGCTCCAAATAATTCACAACCCTTAATTGGCTTTTAGCAAAAAACATATCAGATAGATCATCTACTTGCTTTGAAGAAATCTCATCTGATACCCCCTCTACTAAAGTTCTCAGTAACTGGGTGTGACCTTGTAAAAGGTTTCCTTGATCAATTAAAGTATTTCTCAACTCAGTTAACTGACCAATGTATTCCTTGTTAAAGGCATCTGATTTCCTGTTGTCCCTTATCATGTTAAGGAACATCACTATAAATCCTATAAACAGGATTGCCATGGCAACTACCATGGCTGATTGTTCGTTTATTAACTTTGACATATTACCAACAGCATCTACTGTCTGTTGTAATCCTTCTTGTGGTGACAGTTGTAAAATCATTTTAGTTTGGTTATTAAAAGATTGGGAGGAGTATAAAAACCAGGCTAAAACTCCTCCCAAGTGGTGTGTGAAAGAACTCAATTATAATTTTTAAAGTCTCGTATCAGTTATATTTGCCTAAACCCATCTTCAAAGTTGGATTGTTTAATTACTGTGAATTGGTTCATGTCGTAATAAGTATTTAAAAGTAACATGTATAATAATATTGTTTTACCATCAGTCTCAGTAATACTATCCCAAGCACCCTCTGTAGTTTCTGCCCCAGATTGTACATTACCTCTTAGAGCACCTGGGTTTACAAGAAATACCACTGGGTAGTTATTTGTCCATGGTCTATGGGCTGTTACAACTCCTCCCATATTCTTATCTGTATCACCAGTTGAATCATACAGAATAGTTAATAGTGCTACTGGATCCTCTACGTCAGTGAATACAAGTTCTTGATTTAAGAGGTCCATAAATACTATTGAACCACTTATCAAATTTGTACTACCACCGTTTCTATGATAAGCTGGTAAAGCTTGTAATACCCAATTACTCAAAGTTTGTTGGGTATATGATGATTGTCCACCATATAATATCCTTAATCTAATATCATATAGTTTGGATGTCTGGGTAATCTTTACAGTGATTGTCTGCTCAGAATCAAATCCAGGTAAGTATGCTACAACTGTGTTGTTACCAACAATAAAAGCATTCTTTGGTATTAAGAAAACTGTACCAGAACCATCTACATTGAAATTCAATCTACCAAGGTTACAAGCTGTATGTATGTACTCTGTACCTCTCACAGTAAACTTATACCCAGTTGCCCCACCTCCCCTTATACTTGAATCTAGAGACCTGTTAATATAAAATTTAATATAATCATCTGTGACAGTAGATATGTCAAGTTCTATGGTTGTTGCTTTTTCTCCATTAGGTTTAACCCTGTTATCAATACAATCAAACCTATTGGTTATCATACTAGATATAGACCCACCACTACATACAAAAACCCCACTGTGTTTTAAACTATTTATAGGTAAATATCCTCCTGTATATGAACCTATCATATTACCTATATACCTGTTAAATACAATCTTCTTCTCTGCATCTGTTAATTTTCTATTCCATAATACAAAATCCTGTATATCTCCACACCACCAGTCCTTTGGAGTACCTGTAGTTTGAAAACATCTCCCTAACCAGATGTTACCGTCCCAACCTCTATCTCTATCATTATAGTTCACATTACCTTTTTGGGCAGTTGTTAAATAAGTACCATACCTATACCCATTAAGATACATACCTCTTCCTTCTAATGTACTATCAAACTCTAATAACAGGTGCATCCATATACCCAAAGTTTGTGGCCATACATCTGAGTTTATACAATAACTGCCATTAACGTTTGGACTCACTTGGTTTTTTGGATATTGTTGGAATTGAAATCCTTTAGATAAATCTTTACCATCTCTTGCTGCTACAGCGTAACCTAATCCAATAGAATTGTTACCAGAAATAACTCCTCCCATTAATCCATTCCTTGTAGTTTCTTGAGTTACTACTTGAGGATTTATTAACACTGATATAGTGAATGGTCCAACTACTTTCGCTGCGGCATTTAAGGCTACAGCAAATTGGCACATACATTGAAGTGACTTTCTACCATCTATACCCTCACCCCAAAAGGTAGTACCTGTAGAACCAATTGGGTTGTTATTATTACCAGAGTAATCTAATAAATCTCCATTTAATGGCATTAATATAGTTGGATTTAATCCTATAATAGGATCGTCTGGCCACACTTGTACCACCGTGTTACCGGTGGTACATATCCCTATCTTCTTTATGGTTTTCTTTGCCCCAGTGGAATCTACTAACATCCCAGCTTTGAGCGATTGATTTGCTATCTTTATTCCCATAATATTTCTATTTATCCTACTTCAAAATAGATGTTCCCTGCCGTACCAGTTGTGGGTAATGTAGTTACTATATTTAAAGTATAACCACCCCACTTTGTTGAATTATCAGCCTTACCATTAAGATCACCTATAAATTTATTAGCGTAAATACTAGCCAAATTATTTGACCTATCACCTTTCAAGAACCTGTAGTATGATATAGGGTTTGTTACTGCTTTTGTCTTACCTGAAAAGTTAATGTTAAGTATTGTTCCAGCACTACCACTCCCGTTTAATATCCCCACATCTGGGATGAAATTAAATTGGTTCTCACCTACTATAAAATCATTATTGGCATCTTCTCTAGCCACCCCAGATATCTCGGAAGCTGTGTATGTGGGTTTTGTTGCTGCTTTAGCCCAACTATATACATCACTTGCAGGCATAGATGAAGGGAAATCAGTGATTTGTGATTTGGTATGAGTATGAGCTGATGGCGTAAAGGTTGATGGTTTTCCAGTTATAGAACCCCAGGCTATTGATGGTTTCACTACAGGAGGAGTTGTCAACTGTGTTACAGCAGATAGATCAGTTAAGAAACTTACTGTAACTCCAGATAATACAGTATTATATGCTGAGTAACCCCTATCTATCTCATTAACCCATACTTGTGGATAAGCCCATGAGTCACCAGATGAACCGATTATGATAGCACAATGTCCATTATAATAACCTAACCTTACAGTATACTCATATCCTTCTATTGTACATGTGGTATTCACCCATGAGGAACCTGAGTAATTATAACCCCAAATATGTATACGTGAAGATTTACCAGTAAAGTAATGAAATATTGTCACAATATAGTGGGCCATCGTTGAAATCCAACCGTACGGAAGCTCTATTACTATTGCCCCGGTTTTATCTGTACTAGCTACATGTCCCCCTAAATCATGGAATATAGCATTCTCCTCGAATGTATCTGGATTTAATCCCCTAATAGCTATTTGTTTACCAGCTATAAATCCTCTAGCATCACCTGAAGCTTTACTTATCTCAAAGTCGGGTGTCCTACCCATCATTGAGTTAGCAGTAACTCCATTAGTTAAATCCAACCCTGCGTGCCACCTTAACCTTGTCACATTATTTTTTGCCCAAATAGCAACACACTCATTACCTTGAGTATCATACCCTATACCTCCACCATAAGCACCTCCCAAATCATTACCCCTAAAGTTTAAGGTTTTACCATTATTAATATTGATATTCCCTTTTGAATATATACCCAATGAAGGTACTTTAGTGTAATCTGCCCAACTATCTGATACAAGTAAGTCCTTGATATTAATCCCTTTAGCAGTGTTTCTACCAGCAACTATACGACCTCCACCATCTGAATAAGAATACCAACCAAAGTCTGCTGTTGCCCCGATCTGTAATCCAGATATAGCTCTTATTAATCCAGCTGTTATTCCAGCATAAGTACCACCAGTACCGTTATAAAAATTATAGGTAGTAATGGCTGCTCCATCCTGAGTACCTAACCCATTTCTATAGTTAATAGCTACGGTTGTTTGAGTTTTATTGGCAAAGTTAAATTCATTACCATGAGATATCATGTTATTGTCACTTGCTCTAATAGCGAAATCTACATCTCTAGTTAACTCAGATACCTTACTTGGAATTGCCACTGAAACAGCTGCAGAACCATTATAGGTTTTGGATTGATATCCTGTAAATGTAAGGGCATAAGGATTGGGTAATGATCCTGGTATACTTGGGATTGTAGGCTTATCACTTAAGTCATTATAACTACCAGAAGTAGCTACAGTAGCAAATGTGGGTTTCCCTTGTAGTGTTGCCCAAGTAGGATATGCTGGAAGGTTTCCTGAATGGTAGATGATTTTTGATCCCCATTGTACTTTATCAGGATACACTCTCAATGTATTTTCACTGCTGTACTCATTACCCTCAGTACCAAAAAATAAGTAATTAGGTACTTCTCCATTTCCAAAAATACCCAATGTACCTATAACATCCCTACTACCAGTTGCAGCCTTGGTATGTCTAAAATAAAACCCATAAGACCAACCTCCAGTTCTAGTACACAATGCACTAACAGATTCCCCAAACATGGGGGAGTCACCCTCTTTATAATATTTTGTTAGGTCAGAAGTCTGTACTGGATTAGGTAGGTTGTAAGCATCCCAAATTTTGTAGTTAACATTATTCCTTCTGTGGATAAGGTCGTTAGCCGCTGATCTTATGTAAGTTGTACCTAGGGATGTACTAATGTAATTCTCACTACCATTAAAGGCTAATAGAGCATATCCAGAAGCGTTATATATACCCCCAGTTGTTAAATTTGCCCCACCATCTTTTAACCATAGAGGTCCTATATTCCTTCCACCTGCAATAGGGATGTAATTAGCTAAGTCGGTTGTACTTGCAGGAGATGGAAGGTTTAAGGCATCCCAAATGGCATAATTTGTACTACCAATCTTGTGTTGTAAAGCTGTATTATTTGCTGATTCTATGTATGTACCACCAGAATTAGAACCAAAGTACTTATTCCCAACACTATCTACACTTAATAATTGTTCTGATCCATTACGGAGAGTCCAAGATCTTTGTGGTACATACAAATCACCAGTCATGGCATGAGAAGATCCACCTGATCTAGGGATATAATTAGTTCTAATATCTGTTAAATCATCAAGGATATTCTGGATAATGTCTGGGTTATTTTGTAAAGCCTCAGCTAATTCTCCCAAAGTATCCAATACATCTGGAGCATCACCTATAAGGTCTTGGATTTTCTGAAGTACAAAATCCTCGGTAGCCTTAGCATCCCATGTATCTTTATCCTGTTTGGTTACGTGAACGTTGGCATTTGCTATGTGAGTAAGTATGGGTTGAATCCTACTCAACTCTGATTGAGTGATAACATCCAGAGTGGTGTCGTCTATTGGGTCTACAGAGATACATACTCTATCAACTTTGTTTGTTGACCAATCAGCCGGCTTGGTTACAACAGCTTCTCCCTCCCCATCAGGTACCTCTACATCAGGCATTTTAGCTGTGGGAGTGAATACCATCTCTATCGTCAAGAAGTTATTAGTAGATGAATCCAATGAGGTTGTATTCAATTCCACGTATCCATTGTATACACCCTCTAAATCACCAGTCAATAGAGAAATTGCTCCTAATGTTGTACCAGATTTACCATTCTTAATTGTGATTTTTACAGAAGCCTGCTCATTCACTAGTGTATCAAAATCCATAGAACAATATAACTTGTTAGTTAATTTTATTCTATCCACTAGTGAACCAGTTAGGATTACTGTACCAACTACAGAGTTAGTAGTCCCAACCATCTCACTGTTCTGTTTTAAAAGGATTGAGTTATTATCTCCCCCACAACATTCGGTTAATCCAACTGAATAATCCCAGAAGGGTGTTACTGGTCTACCAGTCCCAGTACTACCACTATTATAAATAGCCTTAATTGGGTTACTCATATCAAGGATAGAGTAATTTACCCCTACTCTGGCAAGATCTAGAATTTGTTGGATTTGTTCATATATTAATACCTCTCCATCTGATGTGGCAGAGGCTCCTGATTTCAATTTACTCTCTGATGTGTACTTGGGAATGATCCCAGCTGCTGGAGTAGAAGATGCTCTACTCACGTCATAGAAATGTTCTTTCGGATATAAACCAGTGACTGTGTCAGAGGCTAAAGGTATCTCAAACCCAGTACCAGCTGTATTGGTTATGGTTGCTTTCTTATTGGGTTCACTATATGAATAAGCCAAGTTAACCCACCACATAGTTTTTCCGATAACTCTCCATTGAGTACCATCTTTCATCACTACATCACATGATGTAAAGTTTTGTCCTGTTACAGCATCTGTGATAGTGGTTGTGGGAGTTGCTAACTTACTTACGTAAAATACTGCTCCGTCTTTCTGGCTATTTATATCTGGTATTCCGGCAGAGTTACCAGCTTCTCCAACAAAGTGTAATACTTTACCCATGTCAGATATAGCTGAGTCTACCAGGTCAAGTACTGCCTTTTGAATTGTGGCTCGGTAATACTTACCATCTGCTCCCATGACAAGTATCTCATCATTAGCCACTACGCTTGTTTTTGACCCTTGTCTACCTATTATGGTATCAATGTAAGCTTTTACTATCTTGTTAGAGATTGCCTTTGTAGATGTATCTGACATTGTCTGATCCACAATCTCGGGATGAGCGTTGGGATCCTTCATGTGGTTAATTAACTCTTGTCCAATCTCCTCTCCTGAAGTTTCAAGGTCATTTATTTGGTTTTGTAAATCAACATCTTTAGCATCTAGCCTAGCCATCTCACTATCATGTTTTGATTCTAGGTTATCTAAAGCCTCTTGAGTGGCAGTAGATATGGGTTTATCTAAGTCTGAAGTGTTGTCTACATTTCCAAGGCCAACATCAGACTTGTTTAACCAAATATCTTTATCTAAAGCATACCCATTCACTTTTCTTGTGATAGGAACATACTTCAGTAACTCTTTATATACTTGATCACCCGTAACAAATCCTTGTGAATCCTGAACTACAGAACCACTGAAATACTCTTTGATTTGGTTAGGTGTTAATATCTCTGGTTCAGGTAGTTTACCTTGAACCATCAACATCTCTTCTCCTGTTAGTGGCATCCCAATATTGGGGAAACTATCAGGAAATATTACATAGTCTCTTCCGCCAATGGGTTCAGTAGCTCGGCTACTTCTTAAGAAATAAGGAACGAACGGCTCATCGGAAGAAGGTTCTATTGGATATTTTGAATTATTCTTAAAATTACTCATGGCTTTAAGACTTAAAACGAAAAAACCGAGTTAACTGACAAGAGCAACTCGGTTTCTTACGCATGTAATTGGAAATAATATATTACTTCTCTCCCTCTTCAGGGTCTTCTTCGGAATTTTTTTCGAGCTGATAAGCATAGTCTAACTTTTCTTCGAAACTCATAGCCTTGTAAGCTTTTTGCTCTTTCTTTTCAAGGTCATAGGTTTCCAGGATGTACTTATCCAATTCGGTTTCGTCTTTTGCAAAGACATCCTCCTTACCGGTGGAGAGTAACTCGATACGAGCTTCAAAAATGGCTTTCTCTTTCTCAAGGGTAGAAACTCTTTCTAAGGCTTCTGTAAGAAGTTGAGATTTCTCTGAGTTCTCATTTCTCAAGGATTCTACCTCTGCAAGAATCTCAGATACATCTTCTTTATCTACCTTCACTCCTTGTGGTCTTTCTTGGCCCATCTTTTCCATATAAGCCTCTACCTCTTCAGGAGTTGCTATACGAATATGGCCATTACCAAGTGCTGTCATGAACGTACCGTCCATCATAGCTTTTTCCGGAAATTCTTTTATTTCACCGGGAAGGAGCTTAAATCTAAGGACTGAAGAATAAAAGCTTGCAGCCTTTGCTCCTAATCTAGCATATTGTTTTGCCATAATTATAATAATCTTGTTTACACTCTAAATATTTACTAGAAATAAGAATAGGGAGAGAATTTTCCCTCCCTAAAACTCATTTTAGTTTTTCAATTCAACAATTTGTTTTGAATTGATATCGAAAGCAGCCGGGAATCCGTTGGTAGCAAAGTCTTTGGTCTTATCCAAGATGATCACTGAATCTTTCCAAAGCTTAGCAAACCCAATTTGCAATGAAGCATAGAATGCTTCCGTTTGGTTAGAAACGATTCTCTCAGATTCAACCTTCAACGGGAACCCATTCAATTTCAGCAAACCTGCTGATTTGTCAAGCATAAGGATTTGATCTTCGTCAACTCCACCATGGATGAAGAAATCCAAGTTTTGAGGGATCGGAGTTTTGATGTTCAGGTTAGCCCGAGTGGTACCTGATTCACGTTGACTGAATTCCGGAAGATCCAATACATCGATTGCCATTTCCTCCCCACCAATCAAGGTAGACGGAGTACGTCCAAGACGAGACATACGAACCAAGATTTTCAAAAGGTCACGATAGGCAACAGTTCCCACCGTCTTAACTCCAATTACAGGAGCAGCTTCTGAACCATCTTTCTGTTCTCCATTGATTGCACACTCAATTGCTAATCCATCAACCACGTGACCAAGCAATACCCCGAAATCTTCCAAGAAAATGGAAACAAGGTTCAGAGATGAATACATCTTGATTTCATCGGTAAGAGAGATACCACGTCCAATCTTGAACATAGTGTATTCTTTCTGACCGAAAGAAACAGCTCCCAATGGAATTGTCTCAGCTTCATTTACTTTACGAGGAGCAGCATCTGACATATTGATGTACGGTACTTTCATTACCGGGCCAGACATTTGCTCTTCTCCACGAATAATGTTCGGATAAATAGGTGCTCCCCGATATCCTTTTCTCAATGCTGCACGGAAGATTTCCGGAACGATCCAACGAATTTGGTCAACCTCTGCCTGATTCAAGATCATGGCAACGGTATCTTGGTTCGGGTTGATTCCCATCTTGTACAAGTAAGAATCAAACTCCATATTGTATTTCAGTTTGATGTAATCTTCAACCAACACATCGTTGGGTCTTTGAGCATCAAAACGCAAGGCATTCAATTCATCGAATACCGTCTTAACTTCTTGGCGGAGTTTGGTTCTCTCAGCCTTTTGCTCTGCTGTTAATTCAAGTGCCATTTTTATTTGGTATTATAAAGTTTCACAATTTGTTACGCAACCGTAATATTCATCGGTGCATCTAACACAAGGATACGCATTTCCGGAGTGTTGTCATTCTCACAAGGTTCCATAGCGATAGCTACTACAGCACCAGTTGCAGCAATCTTGGTTGCAATCAAGTGAGGATATGCTCTGATATCAGTTTCCGGGAATGTTGCCGGTACTCCATCTTCTCTCGTAACTGTAACACCATCACCGGCTTTGAATGCTCCGGCAGATTCTGCGTAAAGGATAACGTGTCCTACAAGGATTGATACTGTAGTGATACCACCTGCAACAGCACCATCCAAAAGGTTGATACCGATATATTTACCGGAACCATCATTCACGTATGACTTGATTGAACCATCTTGCAATAACATTACAGGTTCACCCGGAAGAATCGGTTTTGCTTGAGTAGTTGAAACAAGGAATTGGTTTGCCAACTTATCCTGTTCTCTTTTGTAAATCGCGGTAAACGAAAGTCCACCAAATTGGTCTCCGTACATAATTGTCTATTTTTATTTGTTATTAATTTCCTGCAATTAAACTAAGTTAAGGTCTGGAAGTTTATTTTACTTCTTCTCTCCCTTAAAATCTCTCCGGTAAATCAACTCTTCTTTGATACTCTCGAAAGAACGAATTTCTTTGTCATCATTGTTCTCGTTGTCGTTTGAGTTGGATTTGAAAGAAGAACGAGAGATATCGTGGCCTCCACAATTCTTGCAAGTTAAGGGAGCATCTTTCTCCAGCTGAGCTTGGTATTGAGCAAGCATTGATTTTGCCTCTTTGGCATCGGCTTTGTTGATAAGAGCAACAATAGCTTCATCCTCTGTTTTACCCTCTTCTAAGGTCATCTTGTAAAGATTGATAGCCTCTTCTCTCAATTCTTTCAGATGATCTTCACCAATCTGAATAAACTCTGCTTTCTCTTTCAGAGCTCTCAATTCGGTTAACTCCGTGGTCATTGCATTGAATGACTCTTGAATCTTATCCCAACCGGTAACATCACCTAACTTCAGAGAAGCAGGGTCTACCAGTTTATCCATGTTCGCCTTGAAAGCATCCAAGGTCGTTTTAAAGTTCTCAGTGGTCATTCCTGATAAACCCAAAGCCTGAGAAGCTAAATTAATGATTTCTTCTGGGGTCATAACTTTTTGATTATTTTGGTTACTGTTAATTCTGAATAGTCCGTTGAAAGAGTTTGTCTCTTCATTTAGAACAGACTTAAGGTTCCTCCAATCTACATTGTAAGCAAAATTGGTCTGGTCTACTTTTACTGACTGTTTCTCTGCAAAGTTGGGTAACACGATTTTACCATTCTCATCAAGTTTTTTTGCAAAGGGGTCTGCTCCATGAGGGACTAAAGATAACTCCATGTAATAAACTATCTCAGTAGCTATCTTACGAACGAGTTGTCCTTTCTCATCATAGGTACCCATCTTCTCGTAAAATTCCCATTCTTTCTCAAATGAGTGAGAAGGTTTCCACCGATAAACAACAGTACATGATACCGAGTGAATTGATGGAGGGGTCATATTCAACCCACGTGCAATATTGGGATGAGATTTGGCATCAATCTTTAAACGAGCGTTAATTCCAGCCGGAATAGTTTTGTCGCCCACCTTGTAAGATTCTTGCCAAACATTATCTACTACTGCACCCAGCTCGTTACCCACTTGCATATCATGGTTAGGATAAATTGATTGACCAACCATAAGTCCCATAGATTTCTTAAGAACATCAACTGGAAACTCAATCAATCCTCTATCTGATATAACAACTGTGTTAGATAACATCCGGAATAGTGGTTGGATGAACTCACCATCCTTGGCAGTGAAATCTTCTTCCTTTGCTTCAGGATAATAAGTGTTAAATGCAGGTGGATCATTCCAGAATCCGAAACTTGATTGATCTTTCATGTTTTGACCCAGCTCCTCTTTTAATGGAAGTTGGGTCGGTATATTAGAAGCAATCAGAGATCGAATCCCACAAAGTGTAACCTGCTCTTCATAAATCTCTTTCATGTTATTTCACTTTTGGTTGTGGTTTATTCTTTTCACGAGTTCTTTTATCTGACTCGTCTTTCTCTTTCTCTCTCGTTTGTTGAGCTCCATTCTCTTCAATAGGTGCTCTTGGTTCTTTCTCAGCTGGGGCATCGTATCCCAGCTCATCAGCAGCTTGCTCTTGAGAAATGATACCCATCATGTACTTATTAGAGGTATTCCTGATCTTGTACTCGTTGGCTTGTTCTGTTTTCAAGATATCAGTGATTGTTGAAGGATTAAACTCTACCTTCAGAGTTTTAAAATTAAACCCAGCTAACAATAATTCATACCTATACCCTATCTCAAGGTCTGCAGCCACTATACTTTGTACTGCTCTAAGTTGAGATAACATCTTGGTAAAGATGATACTTAACCCAGTTTCAGTTCCCCCAGTAGTATTTAACCCCATGAATGTTCCAGGATATTTCAACGAGTTTGCCACTTTCCGTTGAGCTTCTGAGTATAGTTCAGATACTCCATTCATATCCTTAGTAGCTGTATGGAAATTAAACTCATGATCATCCTGGAATCCGGTTACCACTCCATTAGATACCCCTTTCATAATCTCCTTTTGAGTTTTCAGTAGGAAACTATCTAACTTGGATATGTAAGCGTTATCACTCTCACCATCTTCTTGTGTAGGTTTAGCAACCTTAACTTCAAGAAAACCTACCAACCCCATAAGAGTTAACAAGTTATCAACGTTCTGATCCATCCGGTATAACTTTGCTATGGTTCTCAAAGCCGGTAACCAAGGTGGAATACCATATGGAACTTCTGAGTAACCATTGATGGCAAAGTATTTGTAGGTCTTTGGGTTTAACTTCATGTAAAAATCCTTTACATTACTCCCAATAGGTGTATCACCCTTTGTACCCACTATGTATTGATATGGGAAATACCTTTGTTTCCTTTTATCATACACCCAACGAATATTCTCAGGTTCAACCATGAAACAGGATTTAATTCCTTTCAAATCATTGTCTATCACCCATTCATTGGATATACAACCGGTAAGGTATGCTTGAGCTATAAGCTTACTGACAAAGTTATCAGTATTGGCTATACCATCAACCCATGTTTTACATTTCTCGTTTAGATGATCTCTCATCTTCTTTACCTGGTCAGCTGGAACCTGTGGGTCAAATTTTATCTTGTGCCCAGTATTGGTCAGTAAAACCAAATCGTTCAGGGCTAAAGATAAATTGTCATCAAGCATAGCTAACTTTCTGATCTGCGGAAGTACCTTCAAGATAAGTTCTGGTACAATGAGCTTCTTGTTTGGAGATAGCTCATTGACAACAAAATCCCCACCAATATCCAAATAACTATCCCTACCTGCTGATAAGGATTTTGGGTTGGTAGAGACATCCGTTACAGAACCTCCTGCAAGGGCTTTGTCTTTTAGCTTTACCATATTAAATCGGATTTGTTACTAAGTTTTTCTTACCTTTTCTGATATAGTTAGTTATGGCTTCAGCCATTATGCAGTCATCTGTGTATACTGCATCATCATCGTAGATGTTATCATCGTTTGCCTTATCTTTACCCATTGCCACTGGCCTATTTCTGGAATCGAATATGAATGTATATGACTCATCCACAAAGAATTTGTTACATATATTCACTTGGTCAAAACGGATATCTTCTTCTAACTCATCTATAATAATTGGTCTAGTGGATGTGGTTGTATACCAACCTGGGATATCTTCTACCTCAGGCTTACTTTTACCTTTCTTTTTCAAGAGTTTTTTGGCGTAATACAAGTTAGGATAACCGTGATCCTGAATCTTAGAAGTTACTGCCAACCCAATATCATTTGATTCTGGTGCTATCAAAGCATTGTTGAAACGTTTACCGGTATGCATGAGGAGGTTTGCATACTTAGAGGGATTTATCTTTCCCCTAAAATAAGCTAACTCCTCCCCATACCGGTTCATAACAGAAAATGCAGAATAGTCGTTTGCTCTACCAATAGCAACGTCTGCTCCGATAAAGCATCTCTCACCAGGTTTAGCGAAACGTCGTATGAAAAGTTTCCCATTCTGTTCAATGGAAATATAATCATCTGGATAAGGTAAGCATTCCTCTATTGCTCTGATACAATTCAAATCGAATACCGTATTACCTGAAGAAAGGAAGTCACCATCAATCTCCTGTGCTGTTCTCCTTGGACCCAGTGACTTAGCCATCGAGTTATACCACTCCTCGTTTCTTTCAGGGTGCATTTGCCAATACAACCGAATAGGATTGAAATAACTATCTCCATTTTTGGCATCAACCCATTGTTTGTGAAAGAAGTTCCCAATACCCATTGGCGTGTTATGGTTGATATACAGCGAGTTACATATATAAGATTGATCCTCTTCTACTGAAATATCATATATGTTCTCATAGGTGACGTTCACTAATTTTAACTTAGAAATATTCACCTTTGTAACCCTCTTGTTGTTTATAACTCTACTGATATATGAAGCATTTACTCTTAACCCTAATTCATCTTCAATCTCTCTCATAATAATCTTAGATGAACCATAGGAGTTACCATACTTTTGATACTTCTCTTTTATCTTACCTATCAATAAGATATCTGGAAATTTATCACCCACACTTGGAGCAACTTTAAATGTGGGGGAAAGGTTTACTGCTCTCTTAGTATTTTCTGATTGAGATAGTATTTGTAAGTTTGTTACATAATTATGAGAATGGTCACAATCTATATGGTCTACTACATAACCTTCTGGAATATCACCTATAAATAATTTAGCTACTAATCTTGATACTGAAAAGTTCTTACTCTCCCCATTTGCCCAAAGCTTAAACCTATAATACCCAGAATTACCTAGTATGGGTTCTTTCTCTATCAGAGAATCACCATCCTTTATATATAACTTACCCCAGTTAGATAACATATATTTTGGATAACCAGGTATATTCTTGAATATCTCAATACTTGGTTTCTCGGTTTTTTTTGTTTCTAACTTCTTAAACCCTGTATCAAAGGTTATTATATTTAAACCTTCTCTAACAATTCTACCTACTGACCTCCAACCCTCTGTAGTATATAATTTATGAGCTGGAGTACATCTCAAAGTATTTCCTTGTTCATCTTCTACTTCCCAGGTTTTCAATATACCTTTGTTCACAGAGTGTGTTACTTTTCTCCACTTACCAGTATGTGATAATACTTCTATCCCTAAATGAGATATATCTTTTATCCCCATTTCTTTTGGGCATACAGTATCAATTCTCAATGGTCCTTCTTTTGTAACTATTTCAGTATCACCTGTAACGCAAGAGTTTAGGATAGCACTACCTCCAGTTGATAGAGTGGGGAATGCTGCTGCCCAGATCCTATCAGCCCATCTTACAATTGCCGCCTCGTCTATCACAAGAAGAGAAACTGCCTCTGAACGACCGGCTTCTTCTGTTGTGGGGACTGATGTTATTGATGACCCATTCACAAACTCAAGTACTGTGGCAGTACCAAATGAGTCTCCACGTATTTGAGTTACAGGAGTTTGTAACCATTCTGGCAGGTTTTTGTACATGTACTTAATCCTTTTCAAAACTCTCTTTGCAACCATATCCTTGATCGAGATAATCTGGATATTCTTGTTGTCATTAAACATGGCTAACCATAAGCAAAAGAAAGCGATAAGCTCTGTTAAACCTGCCTGACGAAACTTAAGTATGATGTTGAAACGGTTGTTCAGAAAATTCCAGAGAACTGCTCTCTGGTATTCGTAGAGTTTGAATTGTACTTTACCCTTAACAGGATGAATGATATACACAAAGTTTGCAAGGTAGAATGGATTTACCTTGCATGTCCTGTATATTTCAAATTGTTCCTTCGTAAGAGTTACTATCTTTTTCTCCATATCCTAAACTTTAATCCAACCTCTAATCTTGGTTTTTCGTTAAACAATAGAACCTCAGAAGCCCGGAGAAACATGAATGAATTGTTATTAAACCGATAATCTAACTGAAACTCTCCGAATGGCTTTTCCCGTAAAAAATCCAAACCGAAAACAAGAAAATAGGAAAGCCTTGGCTCCTGAGGTCTGTATTTTGTTTTCGAATACCCCATAACTCCTGATGCCCAATGATAGTTGTAATCCTGGTAAAACAGGTTATAGTGTTCCGAATAAACTTGTCCGTTAATTCCAAGAAGAGAAATGTTAAGTGAATCTCTGAATAAACTCATTTCCACTAACTTTGGGTTTTGGGGATAAAGCTTTAGGAAATTCTCAGAAATCTCTATCTCTTCCTGTAATCCTTGGATGATGAAACTGTAATGAAGGCTGTCCTTCAAAATCCTTAATTCCAATTCCTTTATTCTGGATGAATCTTCCCGGTAAATCGTTACTCTATCAGGTTTCAGTGTATCTCTGATGATTTTGATTTCAGGATAAGGTTTTGAAATGAAGATTGTATCTGTAACCACCTTTACATGGGGATTTGGTGATTCAGATTTGTTGGTTCTGAATCCGAGATAAAAGGTTAAAGCCAGTATCCCAATGATGGTTATGATTTTGATTGTTGTCTTCATCCATGTTTCCTGTTTGGTTTCAGTGTATTAGAACCTCGAAAGTAAAATTTTATCAGTTCTAGAAATCAGGGAAAGGATATCGCGTGTATGCGTATAGACTAGGCTTAGGATTAAGCTTAAAGATAGAGTTAGAGAAAGAGTAAGGTAATAATTTTTAGGCTTTAGCCTAAAAATACTTAGGATACGTAGTATCCTAAGTTTATACTCTTTTCTCTTTCTAAAAAGGATATTACGTAGTAATATCCCAAAAAGGTTTTCTCTTCTCTCTAAATAAACTTTTTGTGTCTGAAAATCCATTCCAATGATTGTTTTATCCATGTCCCTACTTCATAAGGGGGGCACTTAGCTACTGTAGTACGGCCTTTGTTTATCCAATAGTTGATGTTCTCCCTCTCTGCATGGATTATGAATTCATCAGGTATTCCCTGTATCCTAGCTAATTCTCTAGGACTCATCTGATAACCATCGGGATTGAATTGTCTGTTTGATTTCCTAGCTACTTGAGGATATGAATGCTTCAGGTTTCTGTAAACACCCGGTGCAGAAGAGTATTTACGTTTACTAGCTATGAATCTCTTTTCATTCGGATGATCTATCCAATACCTTCTTACTTCAGATAATGTCATCTTAAATCCGGCATACATAGTTACTTCAGAATTTATCAACTCAGTGATATGTCCCCAAGGTATAGAATGGTTGTTGGATTTTAATCCTTTTAACAAAATTCCAGTAGTTTTAGGCTTATGTTCTTTAAATTTCGTGATGTGTTTCCATATCAGTTTATGATTAACTGGGAAATCTTTCCTTATACCCATCACTATAAGCCTTATTCTCCCAACTTGAGAATTCCCAAACTTTAACACTGAGCCAGTTAAGTAATGTAAGTGGTATTCTTCACTAAGCCATTTTATCTCCTTAACAGAATATTTGGCTTTCGGTAAATTCTCCATGAAAAATATACTCGGTTTATAGGTTTTTATCTGGTCAAAGAACATGGCAAATGAATCATTATCAAGAGGATTAGAGAATTCTTTTGCCCTTGTTAAAGCCATCATTGATGATGATCCACAATCTGGTGCTCCCACTATCACATCTGGGAAATCAAATACTTCTTCAGGTTTTTTGTAGAATGGTATACCTTCAAAATTCCTATTCCACTGGATATTGTTTTGAGTATGGAATAAACTCCTACTCTCAATATTTCCAGTAAGGTTGTCTTTCATTGGGTATAACCAAGAACCATTACCCCCACATACTGCTAAAATTTTGTGTTTCATATTAATTGTTTTTATTTTGCAATAGTTGGTATTGCCAAATCTATCATTTGGATGGGTAAATATTGAATCTAGAAGAAAATTATTGAGTAAAAGCTAAGTTAATTCATTGGCCCTAAAAAGTTTAAACTAGATAACTCTTTCTATCTTGGTTCTAATAATCCTAAAATCAAACAAATGGAAACACAATTCAAGAATAGGCAGGATTTAGTGGATTACTTTGAGAATCTCCCAAGGATGTTATACATCGTTATGGGTGATAAACGAGTTACTTTACACTCATATAAATTCGCAAGGTTAATCCTTTTCTCTATGGGTGCTGAAATGCACAGAGATGGTAAGTTAGATTTACTTGCATACACCAAATTAACTCGGATGTATTCCCAAGATTTCATTGACAATCAAGGTGGAACAAACAGACAAGAATACCAATATGATGACAGTGAGATGGATTTCATTGAAGAAATGGTATCTCTATTCTCACTTGAGATATTGAGAGCTGGGTTTATATCTGATGTACAATTCAGAATCCTATTATGTAATGAGAATGTGATAGATGTTATACTCCAATGAGAAAATGTAAGGATAAAAGGATGTATGAACCTCATGTAGAGGTTTTGAAGTATATACTTGATTTAGACCAAGACCCATTTTGTGGTTTTGTTTTACCTGATTGCACAAGGAACAATCTTATAAACCTTGACAGAGTGAATTACAGTATAACTGGGATAAGGATTATAGATGAGACTTACATGTGGCAGGATATTGAGGTTGATGGTAAGTTACACATAACAAGCCCGCTTTACATAGAAACTATTACAGAATACAACAAGTATTTAAAACACATATCAAAAGAGATGGCAGTAAATTACGAAATAGGGGATTTAAGACCAGTTGATTTCAAGGAGGCTAACAGATTATTACAAGGTAGTGATGAGAATATAGAACCCTTGAAAGTTTATAATGATGGTACAATGTCAGTATCCTGTTGGAAGATGACATTAAGAGATATACTTAGGTTATTATTTAATCCTAAGAAAAGATATATTTGGATGGGTATAAAAGCTGGACAATCGCAACCACCAGTATGGTTAACCACCAGATACCCGTTCAAATAGATATCCATGAGTGTTAGATTTTACCCAGACTTTTACAGGAGTCTGGGTTTTCTTTGCGTGAACTAATTTAAAATAAACAAGTTATGGAAATTCCAAAGAACCTACAAAAGTATCACAGTTATTTATGTAATAGCCTACAAAGGCTTAAAGATATGAAGTTAAAGCCTAAACAGATGAAAAAAGAAACTGTGGGTGTAGAGATAAGGTGTTATAAATGTGGTAAATCATTCAAGATGGTTTTCACCATTGCAGAGTGGGCAGCATACCTTGATACTCAAAGAAAACTGATAGAAGAGAAAGGTATTGTGATGAGTAATCAAGATACAGTGTCTATGTTCAGATACAAGAACATGAGATTCTTGAAACACCTATTCCTTGAATGTTGTGAATCCTGTTTACAGGAAGAAGAAAGGATTCAGGTAGATGGGTTAATGTCACTTGAGAATAACATCAAATTAATTCTCGGAACCTATGAAAAAGGAAAAGAAGAATACGAGAGAGCACCCATTACAAGTTTACTGTAAAACCTGTGGTAAACTGTTAGTAGAGGTAGAAGCTGATTGGTACCAGTTTAATTGGTATTACGCTCCGTTAGAGATAAGACCACCATTAAGAGAACTGTTTCCTGGAATTACTCATGAACAGTTCTTGGGTTTGAAATACAGGAAATGTGAGCAATGCAGGAAACAAAAGAAACAAAAGAAACAAAGGATTTGCATTTAGTAAAACGGGATATTATATTTGCATTATAATTAAATAATAAAAATATGGTTATTAAGACTTTACTAAAATTGATTATCCTAATCCCCACTTTAAAAATCTTAAAATGGTGGTACAGGGGATTTAATATGTTTATTTGGGTTGGATGTGGTATCACATTTAGTTTTGCAAGGGTATCTGGAAATATGGATTTACTAGATAAAGGGTGGTATAAAACATTCACAGAAGTTTTGGGTTTTAGTTTATACATGATACTTCATGTATTATGGATATTAGCTATCAGAGAATTAATCATTAAGTTATAATATGTTACAGTACTTAGAGTTATTAAAGAAAGTCCATGTTTTAGGGACTTATAGAAAGCCGGCAAGAGAAGGGATGCCTGCTTCTAAGAATTTATTCGGTGAGATGATGGAAATTGATTTACGTGATGGGTTTCCATTATTAACTACTAAAAAGATGGCTTGGAATGCTATCAGGGTAGAGTTATTATGGTTCTTGAGAGGAATACCAAACCTAAGGTATTTATGGAGATATAATGTACATATCTGGGACCAAGATGCTTATAGGTTTTACAAGAGAAAATGTGAGACTTATACGAGGACTCCCATATCTACTTACATGAAGACTCCATTATCTTATGAGGGTTGGTTAGAGAGATTATGGGTTATGAGAAATGGTTCTTTCTGGGAAAGAAATCAGGACTTTGACAAGATGACCTATATGGGAGCAGTTTACCCAGCTCAATGGAGAGGTACATTTGTTTTTGGAGGGTCTTCTCATACTGATCAAATCCTATACATGATAGAGAATATCCGAAATAATCCTACGAGTAGATACCATATAGTTGATGCTTGGAATCCTATGGATATTGACCTGAACAAAAGGACTCCAGTGTTAGCTTTACCACCTTGTCACATGAGCCACCAAATCTTGGTAGATGTGAAGAGTGGTGAGTTTGATATGCTCATGTACCAGAGAAGTGCAGATATTTTCTTGGGAGTACCATTTAACATAGCTAGTTATGCTTTACTATGTTACTTCTATAGCATGATGACTGGATATCAACCTAGGTATCTCAAAATGATTTTTGGAAGCGTTGATTTATATGAAACTCATTTTGAGCAAGCAAGAGTTCAATTGAACAGAGATCCCAAGTTATTACCGAGATTAAAACTATTACCAAATGAGAATGGTGTTATGGATAGAGTGATGGAGTTCAATATGAAGGCTAAGGAGTATTATGATAACCCCACTCATTCGAAGTTAAATGAAGTGGTCAATACATTACAACCTTCAGACTTTGAGTTAGTGGGATATGACCCACATCCTGCAATAAAAGGGAAACTAGATACTGGGTTAGGAATCTAACATAATATGTTATAGAGGCATTGTTATTTATACTGTATCTAAGTTTTGAATCTAAACAACAAAGGGGACCGTCTAGATGACAGACCCCTTCTTTTTGTGATTACTTATTTACTGGACGGATGTACTTGTCATAGAACATCTTTGCCCACCAACCTATCACTACTCCCGCTGCAAATGATACCAGAGCATTAACTGATACCCAGAAAGGAGCACACTTAACGAACACTAAAGCTACGATGATGATAGCTACTACCACCAACCAAAAAATCTGTTTCTTTTTCATGATAAGAATTTATTTAGTTAACAAATGGATCTTCATTTGAGAATACCTGTACATTACCAATTACCCAACCAACTTGCTCACTTGGTTTTAATATAGTGGCTACATTCACATAACTTATGGTTACTTGATTTTTACCATCAACCTGACTTACCTTGTGAACTGGAAAATATAACTGATACTCAGTGTCACTGATTTTAATTACTTGAGAACAATTCAAAGTATAAACTTGGCCACTTGAGTTAGCTGTTTTGGGATAAGTTAGAATGGTATTTCTAAGAATTTCTTCTAAAGTATACCCAGCTTGTGTTAGTGTAGATATCCCACTAATAACTGTACCTCCAGAAGTACCTCTTTGACCAGTTCCAGTTACTGGATTGCCATTTACCATAAATATGGCTTGTATGGTTAATTTCCTTGAAAGGAGCATAGCACTACTCAATATTCTCCCTTGGTTTGCTGATAATGGAGCCTGTTTATCGGCTGAACCAAGGTGATCTACCACTATATTACCGGTTAAAACTGGGGTATTGTACCTTATTCCTCTCTCGACATACTCTAAACTCTTCTGATTGAAAGTAATGGATAGGTAATATGAAATACTGTTATAAACAACAGTCAATACTAATTCACCGGTTTCCCATGCTTGAGGATTATCTTTAAGGTTTGTGATAGTTATATTAACAGGTATATATCCTCGTACATTATCTGAAGCCTTGATTAGGAATTGTGTTTCCTTCTTATTTAGTTCAGTAATCTCTTGTATAGTCCCAATCCTCTCATTAATAAAGGCAGCCCAAGAAGCTACACTATCCTCTACCTCGTCATTGAACAGGTTATATAGGGTATTTGGTAATACATGGACCTCACCACTACCACCCCCTATATCCGATAAGTAGGCTATTTGGTTTGCCTCTTCTCCAGTTTGACCAGCTTCTTGAACAGTTGGTCGAACTCCCTTAGGAGTGTTCAGGTTAATGGGTAATTCTGAAGTACCGAGATCAACTACATCCCACTCATTTACCATGGCAATGTTCACACTACCCAAACCCTCTTTCTTAGCCACTCCTGTGATAAGGTCACCATTCTTCAGTTGAATGGCTAACCTGTTTGGGTGTTGTTCATCCTTAGCTTCAACATACTTCACCACATCATCAGATGTAGTGGCTATCTTACCAGTATCTTCATATTCACCAGTTTCATTGTTGTATATCCACCAGTTATTATTCTCTCCAATCATTGGAGATTTACCTGGTGCTCCCTTCACTATATTACCCATAGTGATTTGAGCAAATACTCTCTCGTTTGTTACAACTGGAAAGATATTTAGCTCTCCATTATAAATTTCTAGCTTACAAATCATAGCAAATTATATTTTTCCTATTACTGCATATTTTACCTCTAGAATGTTAGAGAATACACCTATGATTGAAGTCTCAACATTCTCAGCCTCTGATACCGTTACCTGCATCACTTGGATATCATAAACTCCATCCATATCCTTAGTCTCATCAGGAGTGAAGTTTATGAGGAGTTTGTTCCCATTCACTCCCATTTTCCCGTATTGAAGGTCTGGGTATTCTGGAATTGGGTCTAAGATTAATGGCATGGGATTTTGGTATATAGCTACAACTTGTGAACCTTGAGCCACTACAACTCTCATTACCTTGTCTTCTAAAGTGATTGGGGTGAGTCCATCATCCTCATACATAGCTAACACTATACCAACCGTCTCACCGGTATAAATGGTATGTTTTTTGTTACAACTGTTCATGTTCGTTAATATTTTAGTTTATATGATGATACAATATGGTCTGGACAACCTACATAGGATAAAATATAGCCCTAGTAATGTTACAAGTGTACTTACTTCCCACTAATACATATAAATTAAAACCAGGATTATGAAGTCAGTAGAAGAGTATTTCTATTTATACTATGATCTAAAAGATGAGATGATAAGGTTATCCAAAGAGGGTAATGATATAAGGAAAGCTTTTATCACCAAAATTTACTGTGTCCCAAAGAATGAGGTTAAGAGTAATTATCAGGACCTGAAGAAAATTGTGAGGACTTTTAAACAAGATGGGTTTTGGGCAAAGGCTTCTAAAAATAGAAATGGGATTTTAAGGATAGTAGTATTTTTCAAAAAACCAAGTATAATAGTTAGGATATTAATATGAAAATTAAAGTTTTGATTAGGTACTTAGACATTGATAAGAAAGGTAATAAGACTTACACTAAAAAACCCATAAGTAAGTTCTCTGCTAAAGTGATAGTTTTAAAAGGTGGGCCATGGCTTGATAAATTGATACTGAAGTTTAACAATCAAGAGGTAATGGCGTTCGAGTATAACGAGCAAACTCTTACCTTCCTAAAGAAGATTACTAGTGAGTACTTTGCAGTAACTAAAGTGTATAGATGTCCATTTTACAGCTATTATCTAGTAAGTCGTTATTCGAAGGAGATAGTATCAAACTTGAGTGATTTACTGAAGCAATGTCATTACATGGATTTAATAACAACAGAAGAATATTGGCAAAACCAAATACCCGTAAAGTTATGGAAAGAATAAGTATAGAAGAAGCTAGGGAGATAACCCAGGTAGCAAAAACAGAGTATGACAAAAAGGTATCTCAACGAATGAAGGATGAGATACTGTGCCTTACTAATAGTATCATTTACCAAGCTAATGGGGGAAAATATGATACTCACAATAGTATACGTTTCAGAGATAAAGATGGTGTTACCCTTGACAAATACTGCATGAAAAGTATAGTGTCCTATTTCAAGGATCAAGGTTATAAGGTAGAATGGGGTGAAAATAACCAATCAGACAGGTACTGGATAAGGATATCTTGGTACAAATCTCCAAAGATCACCTGGTACCAATGGTTGATTCTTATTGGGATACCAGCCATGTTAATTTATGGATTTATTAAATTATTGAGTTATGGGATATAATGCAAGAAAAGCCTACAAGGATGTAGTGAAATCTGGGATAAACTCCAAAAGGGATAAGGATAGGTATATTATGTTACAAGAAATCCTGACCAAGATTGAGGGAAGAGCCAAACAAGGTGAAAGGTCAATTGTGATAGAGGAACCCATAAATAGTTGGGATTTTATTTTACCGGTAGTGGAGAAGCTAAGAGAATTGGGATTTACAGTAGACCCAAAATTCTTACAATCCAGAGGTTGGGTATTAGCTATCTATTGGAATAACAAACCCAGGAATAAAGGAGAAAACGTGATCATTCTGGGATTGGTTTTATTAGTTTTAACCTGGTTAATTTGGTTGATATGGCTTTAGATAGAGATGAAAAACTCCTGAAGAAGATAGCTAAATTCCCATCAAAGAAACAGTGGGATGATTTGGCCTATTCTTGGTTGAAGGAAAGGTTTCCTAATGCAGAGGATATAATGATCAGGGAAGCAAAATTCAACCAAGGGATATTCCACGTAGTGGCTTACATCGACTGGCAGAAGGTGAGTTTCACGGTTAATTCAACAGCACTTTTGTTTCACCTTATTAAAAAGTATTTATAGTATGGCTTTAGAAATGGACAAGGTCTTAGGTAATATCCTAAAAGAAAGGTTCCCACAATATCCAATGAGGTTATTGTCCTATACCGATACAGGGACTGGATGGGAAGTAAGGGCTATGGTAAAGAACTCCAACATGGCTACAGTATTAGAGGATGGATTCAATATCCTAATCTCAGATAGGGAGGTTTTAATTCACTTAATCCAAAATTATACCTGGATATGAACAGGGAAGTTAAATGTGAGTTGGTAGGATCCATATCCCCAATTATATGTGGGATGTTATTCATATTTGGATACTGGATTGGAGGTGGGAGTAGTGAAGACGTTTACGCTTCAGCAATCCTTTTAACCCTGATCTCAGCAGTTTGGGGAGGTTTAATGGGTAGTATTTACGGGTCACCAAACGATGGCCCCATTTGTGGGCCGTAAAAAGTGGTGGAAATTTTTTGGAGGATATGGATAACGTATCCTCTTTTTTGTATGTATAGGGTGATGGGGTGGCTTTGAATCCTTGTCCTTGATCCTTGTTTGTGGGGCTTGGGAAAGTCGTAGCTGTAGGGGGGCCGGTCGGTAGGATATAATTAAAAAATAAGTGTTAATTTTTTAGGGGACAAATTAACACTTATCTAATTTAAAAATTTAACGTTTTTCTTTCTTGAAACACACGTACAAAATGCAAACAATAACTAAAATAATAATCTGCATAATGAAAGAAAGTATTTCAATTAATGCGTTTAAAATAGCGTCCATATCTAAAAACAATTATAGATAAATATATCATATTTCTTTTTGAAAATTTTTTCATAGAAATATTTTTTTAGTTTTAAAATCTTTTTCTCCATTCTAAAATAATTGAATACACGAAACAAATAAAAATGAGTAGTACAAATGTACTACTCACTAATGTAAAAATATTCATTTTATTTTGCGGTCTGTTTGAAATTCTTTGATTTTGCAGTCTGCAAACGTGCAAACAATTTTTTCATTGCGTCCTCTTTTTCGAGTGTCGAAGTATTATATAGCTCTTTTGCGCTATTATACTCTCCTTGCACTTCTACAATCGTGTCGTGTAGTTCTTTCAACTCGACTAACGTTTTTTTGTCAACGTTAAATGCAAAATCAAGAATGAATTTTTGATACAATTTGCGTACACTCTTTTTTTCGTGCGTTTTTGAATCCATTTTCGCTAAATTATTAGGAATCTCTAGTCCTAATAATTTATACAACTTTTCGTAGTTAATTTTACCTTTGTTGTTACTACGATTTACAACGCTTTTAGAAAATTCTTGAAATAAACTCATAATATAAATTATTAAAAATAAAAGGTGAACTTTTAAATTTGGTGTCACCTCATAGCCAAATTATATTTTTACATTTTTTCAACATTTCAAAGAACTTGTTTTTTTATCGTTTTTCGATATACGAATGTACAATTAATTTTTGAACTACAAAAATATTTGCAAGAAAAAATCAAATTATTTTCATGAAAAAATTAATTTTATTTTCATTCTAAATTAAATAAAAATCGAAAAATTTTTGATTAAAAATTTGTTTTTGTCAAAAAAATTTCGTAGATTCAATATATAAAATATCCACCTGCCCGCCTGCCCACCCTATTCCTAATTCCAATCTAGCTCTGGCTTCCGCTCCTAGTCCTGGTATCTTCTGAGCCCGCCTACCTTCTTAGCCTTAAATTAAACCCGCCTTCCTATTCCTAACCTATTAACATTAACCCAATAGCTCTCACCTTTCAGTTCTCCGGTTAACTGATAAGAAGGCTTTAAGATAACTAGGATATAAGGCCTTATGACCACTAATTATGATATCTAGTTGATCAACTCTTATCAAACATGTAAATATTCTCATAGAATAACTACTTTTCTTCTAGAAATTCATTCTGGCTGTCCTAAAATGACAGAAAAGCGAGCTTTCATTCAGTCAAACTTTCTCACACAATCAATCACAAAAATAGAGTGGCTGTATGGGTCACTCTATCATTACATCTAATACAGCTCTTACAGCCTCAGTTCTTTTTCTCAAGCATTTTCACTACCTGATATCCGACCTTTGCCTGGATAACATCCATCCGGTAATCCTGGAATTTACTGTAGTGGGTGTACTCTTCCAGTTCCCTTGTCTTGATAACCTTCTCAATCCTGTTGATGAAATCCTGAACATCAACCTCATATTGTGCCTGATGTAGTACCTGATAGTACTGGGATATCAGATCCGGAATATAGTCGCAGAGCTCATCATCCTCTGTAACCTCCATAGCCCTCTCATAAACTAAGAGTCCCAACATATTCAGATAAGCTGTTAACCTTGTTTCCGGTACGTTGACTTCCCATATATTATCCGGTAAACATCCAAATACATCCATTATGGGTTCCATCTCTTCCCAATCCTGAGGGTCGTAAATCTTGATAGCCTTGAGCCCTGTGATCTTCTCTGCCCAAGCTAACAACTCATATTCTCCGGTTGAACCTACAGTTAATAACTTAATTTCCTTGATTCCCTGATTTGCTTGTTCGTTCTCCATAATTTTATTTATTTTAAAAATTAATATATTGCAAATATAATAAACCCTGATTGCTGATGCAAATCCTTTTTAACCCTAATAGGGATCTGAAACCCGCCCACTTATCTTAGAGGCCTTAACATCACCAAGCCGAGATTTAGGATAGGGCTGAAGGACCTATCCTCCATGGCTATGGTTCTCTATCCTAATTCTAATCCTTAGCCTGATATCCATAGCCTGACAAAGCCAAACACTAAAAGTTCTCCCAGTACATTATATAAGTACAAAGGAGAACTGATCAGGCTTGGGTTGTTGGCCTTGATTTGGGGATATGGCTCCTATTCTCTGTTAGGTAGTGAATCGTCCTCTATAACATCAACCTGTCTTCTGGCTAAGGATTTGAGATGTCTTTGGGCCTTTTTGTCCTTAGCCTTTAGAGGCTGTATGGTATCACCATATTGGTATTTCCTTTTCTTCTTTGGTGATAAGGATATAGGGCCCTTATTCCCTGATACTGGATTAGGATTTAAGGCTGTTTGAGGCTTAGGATCAAGGTCCTTGAGGCCATCATGGCTATCCTGGCCTTTACTGTCATTGGGCCTCAGTGATCCCTTTCCCATCCCCAAAAATTGAGGCCCGGACTCCATCCTTGATCCTTGATTTGTGGCTAATAAATCCTCTACAGATCCCTGAATGTCTGATACAGCCTCAGTATAATCATTATCGGATACTGGAACACCATCCAAATAAGGAATCCCATTACCTAAACCCAAATCCATACCTATACTATTACTCTCTTTAGAATTACTCTTAGATAATGTACTTGTAGATTGATGAATTTCTTTGTTTTTTGTGGGTTTTTCTTTTTGTAGGCTATCAGGGATAAGGTCTTCATCCGTATCCTGGTCTATATCTTCCTCTTCCCAGTCCTCTACCTGATCCTTTATCCCTTTAGATTTTCTCTCTTCTGCTTTTTGTAATGTCAGGATTTTATCCTGGATCCTTTGTCTTAGGGTTTTGTCTTCTGTTTCTTGTAGTTGTTTTTGTAATTCTGGGATTGTGTCCTCTATCCAGTCAACGTCTTCGATTTGTTGCATTCTTTTCTCTGATCTGGCTTTGGATACAGAGTTGTCGATGTGATCATATTTATGTAGTATATCTAGGGAGATATGTTCTTTCTCTTCTAATAGTTTGAGCTGAGGTTGGTCTAGGATTTTAGCCTGTTTTATGTTATCTGTTTGTATTTCTTTCGGTTGGGATGTTTGAACTATTTTGTAGGCTTCCTCTACAGTCAAGGATTGGGATTGGTTATTTTGAGTGAGGTTGTTGTTGATGTTGATGGTAGATCCTGAAGCATAGAAGGTCCTGAATATCTCTGCTACTTGTTTATTAGATTGTAGTAGAGTGGATAGGGTTCTGGATATCTCTCCTGATATGAAGGGTGCGTATTTATCTCCTTGTGATTTTAGTAGGATTTCTAGTTGATGTTGGATTGTACCTCTATCCTGAATAGCCCAAAGTGTGGACATGTTGGCTAAGGCTGCAGCAGTATCCTGTAACCTTTGAGGGTCTTTGAAGGCCTCTAATGTATGAGAGGTTCCGAGCATACATGATTGTATTGTTTCTACTTTGGTATTTAAAAGATGGGCCAGTTGAGGGATGGATAGTGTCCTATCATTTAGCCTGAATCCTGACATTGTGTAGATATTGACAATGTGGGAAATCAGTTTCTCTTTCCTGGTTTTTCTTAACTTTTTGCTCTTTGCTTTATTCATTTGCTGAGCTAGGATTGTAACCCCAGTAGGTCTGGGCATTCTTTCAATTTGTGTCATATTATCATGGTTTTAGTAATCACTTATATGATATCTGGAAATCTGGGTCTTAGACCTACTTATGAGTAGTTTAAGATAAATCTCTACAAATTCTTTTTAGTTAACTAGATACACAAAAAGAAAGAGCCAAATCATTCAATTTGACCCTTTCCAGTTAATTCAAATTATGGAGTTTACTCAAAAAGTCGCATCTATGTCGATATATACTAAAGTCCCAGGATTAAACCTGTATTCCTCTTCCTCCTCTGTTTCTATTACCAGTTCCTCAGTCTCATCATCCATGTATATAGATTGAACGTGATCTATGGTTTGTTCTTTACTGATTTCTGATATGGTTACTATTACTGATTCTTCCATGTTTGAGAAAGCCCATTCTATTATTCCTAGAATCTCAACCGTTTGTTCTAAGGTTTTCTCTCGTAGTTGTACTGTTAATTGATCCATGATTAATCATTATTAATTATAAAGCGTATTCTGATTTTGTAGTCAGAGATATCTGATCTATCTCATCATATTCAAATATCTTTTTCTTACCTGCATCCCAGCAGAATGTGGTAAACTTGTTGGGCGTTATATCCGCTATTGTCGGATCTACCAGGTTAATTTTCATTGTACATCTCTTGGTTTCTTTGAGTTGAATTATCATTTTAATTTCAACTCTTTCATTGTCTTCTACCATCCTAAGGTATAATGCTAGCAACTTTATGAGTTGTTGCTTAGCATTATTACTTAAGTCTTTAAAGTCTAAAACTAGATTCTCATTCATGATTACTCATTTTTGAGTTTATTCCAAACTTCCAGGACATTCTTGCAGGTAAGAACCTTATCATGGTTAGTACCAATGGCAGTTGAGGTCATCCATTGTACCATATCCTGAAGTTCATCATCAGAATTGATATAATCACTATCCTCATTAGAGAGGTATTCTTCCCACATTCCCTGAACCCATTTATCAATGAGTGCATTCTTTTCCGGGCAATTTGGAATCTGATACAATAACATTTGGATTTGTTCGGATAGATCTGGTACATAATCATAATAGGAATCATCTCCACCGTCGAAGTTATCGAGCATTACCTCCAAGTATTTACCAGCCTCTTCTAATAGAGTTTTTAACATCTTATCCCCTGGAAACTCAGGATCCTCAAATGTCCTGACAAATATTTGGGTTGACATATCAATCTCTAACCCTTTCAAGGATTTTAAATACTCTTCGAACTGTTTATCCTTTTCTGGATTTTCTTCTAATTCGAATTTATCAAAAGCCTTTACCCATTGTTCTCCAATGAACTGATCAGGAGTGTATTCTCCAATTTCTGTTAAAATATAAAACTTCTTTTCCATAATTAATCTCTAAATAAGGTTAAACTTTTACCTATCTCTTCCCAATCTTTTAGTACCGGAGAATCTGGTACAAATCTTGAGTTTAGGGCTTCATTTATTTTATCCCTATGTTCAATAACGAATTTTCTCATCTGATCATTTAGGTGATCTTCATATTCTGTTACAGCAGATTCGATGAAGTCGAATAAATTACCTACTTTTGTTTCGTCTGCATCCAGTAAGATATATTCCTCATGGTCGTTGAGAATCTGTTCTATTTTCCTAAAGTCTTCTCTTAATTCAAGTAATTCATTACCTGAAAAACTTAAGGTTTTAGTGAACTGTTCCATGGCTCATTATGCTAAAGGTTGTAACAATTCTTTTACTCTCTCCCAATCTCTTTGGAATCCTGAATTGGGATACCCAACTGAAATAGCATTGCTGATTTCTTCTAAATGATCCTCAAGGAACTCCATGACATCATCGAAAATACTTTCCTTATATTCATTTACTGTATCTTCGAGTGTCTCGAAAAATTCTCTTAAACATGGGGTATCACATCTTGAATTCGGGTTAACCTGGTCTTTAATCTCCTTGTATAACCCTAATAATTGTGAGCCTTTTAACTCGATTGATCTTTTAATATTCTCCATAACTCTTTATATTTTAATTATTTAATATATGCAAATATATAAAACCTGTTTTACTTTTGCAAATCCTAAATAACCAATTTTACTCATCCCTATTTGTGTAATCTACCACCCTAACATAGATATGTCTATTAGGATCTTTCATTTGGTGTACGTTCTTTTCCTCTTCTCCATCAATGATGAACGGGAATTGTACTGGAGACATGGTCATCTTGAAGGTGTACATCTCAACCCCAAATTCATTTTCCAAGATTTCAATGGTTCTCTTAAATACCTGGAAATAGACAAACGGGTAATTCTTTTCAAATTGCCGGGTCTTAATGACAAACTTTTGCATTGCTGGTGTAGTATAGCTCATTTGACAAGCATCCCTCTCAGATACCTTGAGTGCTGCAGACTGAGCTATCACAACTATGGTGGGTTTATTCTCACCATGTCTCCCCTCGATTTCAGAGGTAAACAGATAATCTATTTCCTCTGCCTTTAAGGCGATTATCAACTGTTCAATGAATTGCTTAAACGTGCAATCGTAATTTAACTGATCTAACTTAACTTCCATAACTTAAATGTCTAAAATTAACTGAACTCCAACTAATTTGATTGAACCTTCATAAGGTTTCATATATACTCTCTCGTATTCCGGTAAAGTCATACCTAACATCTTGGCATCGTGTTCAAGCATATCCGTGGGCTCTACCTTAAGTATGTTATCGTCCTTTTGAACATAAACATAAACCCTCTCATGTTTTTGGGCGTTGGCGATAAAACTCTCAATAAAGTATTCCTTACCATAATGGTCATTACTATCGGATATTTGCTCATCCTTTACCCGTAAATACTTATTGTTTAACTCATCCCAAATTAACTCAGCTGCCTGTTGTAACTCTTTTTGCTCCATAACTTAAATATTATTAATTATTTAATTTATGCAAATATAAAAAACCCAAGTTGCTAATGCAAATCTTGGGTTTCCTTATTAACCTGAATAACCTTTTATTCTGTGATGATAACTCCTGACCTCATACCTTCATAAATAAGATAAGAGATTAACTGAAGAGGGCAGTTTACCACTCTTTTTCCATATCTCTCCAAGTCCAGAGCATACATGGTTACAAGTGATACTGTGGTAAACGTGTCTGTTTCTGGGTCATAGCTCCCACGTCCTCCAACTTCTTCGTTAATCACATCCCAATCTACAATTTCGGGATTTTGTACTGTGATACCTTCTACCTGGTCTATGTCTGGGATGGGTACTCCTCTCAAGAAATACCTATCATCTTTTTTCTCTAACATCTCATTATCTCTAAGATAATACTGTGTTTTCAGTAGGTCTTTACCCTTAAATTTCTTGATTGCCATTTTCTACGATTTCTAAAATGTAAGTGTTATTATCCCATACAAATGTGGGATTGTTGATTGATTTCGCTTTACTTTGTAATAACCTCAACCCTACTGATTGTGGTATTCTTATCATTACCTTATCACGTATCCTACCGCTCTCTACTACCTCTTGGTGTATTTTATTATCCCATAAGAAAAGCGTTTCCTTCTCAGAATCCATGTAAATGAAATCTCTGATTGGGATTTGCTCTAATAAATATTCAAAATCTTTCGTGATTAGCATATCTAGTTTACATTAAAAAGGAGTAAAGCATAAACTCTACTCCTTTGCATAAATACTCGCTTATTGGATATTATAGGATGTCATATACCTTTTTATCAAATACAATAGCATGATAAAAGAGTATAACCCTTCTTCTTTAGAGGATACAACTCCATACCCAAATAAATCCATGAAGAAATTCTTATAGATTGATGTCATATTATCATCAATCATGAGTTGAACAATATTGATGATATCACCAATCCTGTCCTTTTGTACCAGGATAAACCGACGGTCAATGTCTATGTATAACCCATAACTCTTAAACAAGGTATTCAAGATTTCAGCTATATCCACCGTGTTAATCTTGAAGTCTGGGCTTATACCCTGAATTAACTCTACCGGAGTTATAGCTTTACCTGGATTTACATCACTCTCCATTGAGAATTCATACCCATCAACATCAAGAACATTGTTTATGCTATATTCTTTGATGATATAGTCCTTGAGTTCATCGATGTCAATGTAACTATTGTGCATCACCTTGGGTCCCTCCAGTGACCAATTGCTCAAGGATACATTTTAACCGGGTCAAAAGGTCGCAGATAACCTCTGGATTCTTTGCTACCCATGAGTGGTTGTTGATAACCCATTGCCGATGTTTGTGATATACCAGTAATGAATCAATCATCTCATTCACTGATAGGATAGCATATTCAATGGGTGCCCTGAACTCGAAATGGAGTGTAGGTTTTCTTGAACCTTGAGTCTCAGCCCATACTACTTGGAATGGGTCAAATTCCAATGAAATCAAATCCCATGGTAAATCATTTACCTGTTTCCAAAAATCCTCTTGGAATTGTCCCAAAGTCTCCTCTGCAATCCGATCATGTAAAGTGGCTTTACCTGATTTTACTTTGGATTGCAAGGTTCTCATGGCAGCTAACGTGATTGCATCTGCCGAAAGTAAGAGTGGTTTTCTCTTCTCTTCTTGTACCGGAGCATCTTCTACTCCAGTATTCTCTGCTACTTCCTGAACTCCTGCTAATGGTGCCCCAGTTTCGGGGTCAAATTTTGGTTGTGGAATCTCAACCTTTCTTCCTCTTTTTGCCATTTCTTTTAATTTTAAGTTATATAACAATGGTTATTAGTTCCTATGCTTCACCCATGATTTTATTGGGTACATAGCCGGCTTTTGGTTTACCTATTTTCATAAATCCCTGAATCCATGCTTTAGCAGCATCTCCAACTGCCATAATGGCCAGATCATTTATATTTTCAATGGTCATGTTCTTACTTTTCTCATTTTGCTTATGAATAATGGGTAGTGCTCTCAATACCAAGGCATGGTTATGGGTTTGATCATTCACTTCTTCCATTAACTTAACCATAATACTGATCTTATCATCCTCGTTAAACTCCTTGTGGTCTTTAAGGAAACCATCCACTGTATCTGTTAACATACTGTGTAATTCCTTATCCAGATCATCCATATCTCCCATAGTTGAGAAGTAATTTCTGAACAGATTCATCACTACACTTACCATTAAACTATCTATAAAAGTCGGGGTTATAATACCCGACTCTATGAGTTCTTGAATTTTTCTGATTTCTTCCAACTCTTTATCTGGAAGAGAATCCAGACTATTTATTCTTTTTCCCATTATTTATTCTTTAAGGTTTCATAATCTTCTTCTGTAATCTCTGAGCATCCGGTAATTTCTACTGTGTTACCGATAGGAGCATATTTGGCTGTAGTCTCCACTCTAATCTGGTTTTTGATCTCTTCAATCTCTCCCATTGGGTGTTCTCCCTCGGTTTCTACATAGAAAATGTGTAGTGACTTTCTACCCCTGTAGTTTGTCACGTTTGCGAAAATCATAAAATAGCGTTTCATCTCTTTATCTTATTTTAGTCCATTCAATCGGTTTACCTTTTATCTCTGTAATAAAAGAGTCCCAGTTCTGATTGACAAGCAATATATCCATGGGCTCAACTTTTGAGAATTTTTCCAAGAACTCCTCAAAGTTGTTCATGATATTCTGGGATAGCTCCTCATTCTTTCCAAAATGTTTGTGTAACTCTTGCCTGAGTAATTTCTCAGATTGGATTCGGAATTGGTCTCCAGCCACTTTTAATTTCCCAGACCAGATATTCGTGTATTTCAAATCATCCAGTTTTTCCATTAATACAGTGGATACCAGAACAAGCACCATGTATGATGATGCCTGTTCCATTGTAATCTTAGTTCCCATAAGCTCTCCCCCTTTTAACCATTTTCTCATGGTGACCCTTAACTGCTTCTGGGTCAAACCCTTTCACTTTTTCCCTTATGGGCACGATGTGAGTCTTATATAAAGACTTCCATAAAAACTCAGGTAAGGGTCTAAATGAATTCTCTGATACCTTATCCCACTTTGCCCGGAGTGAGTTAATGCAAAACCGGAATGTACTCATGTCCTCCATTGCATTAAAATTCGTTATCAGATCATCAAAATCCTTTTTCATGTCCTCAATAAAATTGTTATAAGGGAAATTCTCAGTGTTCTCCAAATTATACTTTCCCAAATACTCTGTTACTTCCATGTACCTAACCTCCATTAAGCTAAATATTTCTCTTGCAATTCTTTTAACTCTTTTTGTGCCTTTCTCAACTCTTTTGCATCCTCTCCACCAGATGCTCGGAATACCCTTAATTCGGCTTTCTCAATTTGATTCCGAACCTTTTGCCGGTAAGACTTCCTTTTAACCGTGTCAATCATACCCTTTGGGTATTTGTACCTGAGTTCTTTTCTCACTACCACTTCCTTAACAACCTCTAACTCCATTTGTTCTTTGGCAGACTTGGTTTCCTTAACCTGTTCTTCCTTTTTTGTTTTGACTTTTGTTTTCATAACTTACTCATTATTAATTATTATAATTATTATTAAATGCAATGCAAATATATAAAACCTGTTTTACTTTTGCAAATCCTTTGTTACCCAATTATCAATCCGATAATCATTATTATCAGGAAGAATAAGAAGGCGATCCCCACTATGGTGTCAGCTCTTTTCTTATTCTTTTCCCTGATCTCTTCCATGGTCATGGGTTTGGTTATTTTTGAACCTCCATCCACTATAGCCCCGTAAATTACAGCTACCACTATTATTACTAAGATGATTGTAATCATGATTTCTTTGTTTTAAGTTTGTAAATCTTGTCAATCTCAGTTTGAGATACCACCAATACGTTATTCTCTTCATTGAATGTCCAATCCAATTCCTTAAATAATGGATCCATTCTTAAACTCTCTATCAACCTTTTCATGGGTAGTTTATCTGAAAAATAGATAATATTGTTGGTGATGTCTATGGATACCCTTATACGATTATGAGAATCCTCTATCCCATGATTTAACTCTGAACTCTCTACGATGTAGTCTAAGAAATCACTTAAACTCTCATCTAAAACTGCATTACCTGTTGAGCCTTTCATAATCCTAAATACTTTTCTAGTTCTGCTTCTTCTTTTAATTCACGTAATTGCTTACGAGTCGTTTTCTTTTTACTTTGAAGCTCTTTAATTTGTCTCTGTAAATCCTCCACTGCCGCTTCAATATCATAAGGATCATTCCCATCCACTGAAGTCCCAGTATAAATCTCACCCTTGGGAACCTTAATCCCATAATCAGATAAACTCTTGTCCCGATATGGATAGGGAATAGTAATCTTCCCGTAATTCTTTGGAGCATCCCACTTTTTCTTCATCTCGGTTTCATTAATCCCATATACACATGATATGAGAATCCCTATCAATACTGCCACTACGTATTTCATCAATAATTGAATAAGTGATCCAAGACCTGTCTATCTAACCCAATCTCTTTTGCCGGTTTCAAGTCAAACTCATGGTTTAACTGGTAGTTAAATCCATTATAGACGTAATAGTCATTGCAAATGGCTATCTTGTTTTTCTCCATTTCCAATTTGATCCGATCTACAATATTCTCTCTATAAGTTCCCGGGAATCCAGTTTCTTCAATAACATCCACTACCCGATCTTCAAATGATCTTCTAACCTTTTGAGATTCTAATTCTCGGAATGGGTAAATTGCCTCTTCAAACCTGTTGATAAGGTCATTGGCTGAGTCCAAGAGATATTCCGGATTGAGCATCTTTTCTAAGGCTTCTGTGTGTAACCCCTTGACATGAATCCCAGCACCTTCCGGAATGCACATCCCATTAGTGCATATTTGCCGGTAAATGGCTGCGGTCATTTGGAATTTCATTGACCCATCATAGGAATTGTAAAAACTCAATTTCGGGTGTAATGAATCTACTCCCTCCATTTTAACCTTTTGGTCTTTGAGAATCAAATCCAATCGAGTGATAGCCCCACCCTTAATGAGTTTAGCCTGAGGTTCTACCTTGAATTTATCAGAAAATAATTCAATGATAGGTTGAAATACTACCTTATTCTCAACCAAGTGGTATTTCTCAGAGCAAAAATTCACTATTCGTGCATTCTCTGTTCCTGGATTGACAATCACTGCATACTCATTGCTGGAATTAACCTGAATCCCCGGTATCAATTCTGATACCTTTCTTTTAATAACTGGTTGGTAAATCTGTTCTAACGTACTCATAATTAATTATTTTATTTATTATTAAATGCAATGCAAATATAATATACTCATATTCACATTGCAAATCCTATTTTACTTTATTAACTTTCCCATCTCTCTGTTACGAAGATGAAATCGGCTGCAAAGGTAACATCTACCCCATTCTCGAAAAATTGACTGATACCTCTTTGACATTGGTACTCATCAAAATCATAATACTCATCTCCATCTATATCAAAGTCCTCATTAACAGATTCAAATACCCATTGGTGAAAACCATAACCTCTGGCATCATTCTCGAAGGTATCGAAATGACATAACTGCCAATTCCTATCTCTGAACCATTTGAAGAAATCCTTCCAGTAAATATTGTTTTTCTCCAATTTCCCATTAATTAAAGTGTAACCCGTTATATATTCCCATACTCCGGTTCTATTCTGAGAATCATTCCGGATGAATCTTTTGATTGCATCCTCTGTAGTCTTCTTTGCTAATTGCAAGCTTAACTGGTTTAAATCTTGTATCTCCATATATTTATTATTAAAAATTATAATGCAAATATATAAATCCTCAGTTTCCTATGCAAATCTCTTGTTACGTGATTAACATGAAAAGAGGCTCATTTTACTGAGCCTCTGGTTTTAGTCCAAATTTAAGATTGAAATCTCTGAGCTTCTCTCGTGCTCTCTCTTTATAAAAGATCTTTTCCCACCATTTTAGTTTCCCAATAAAGAAATCTAGTATTGGTTGTTGGTTTTTCAATATAACTTTATGTAGCAATGAAAATTGCTCACTAGATAAATCGTGCATGATATTAGCCATAGCCCCTGTATTGATCCCCAATTTGGTGTACAAACTGATAGAATCTAGGTTGAGGTCTGTCCAATCATCAACTGATATCCCGGGTATAACACATTCTACTGATTTACCTAAAACCTTTTTATTAGCGGCTGCTATAACCTGAGCCAGAGTTTTAATAACTGCCAACTCATCCTGGTTAAAAGGAGGCCTATTCTTCATCGCTGTCCTCGGCATAACTTTCAAGTTGTTTAAGTGGTTGTGACGTAGTTACCCATTTATTCCATCGTAAATAGAAAGGAGTGGGTTCTTTCTCCGGGTCTCTCTCCATTTCTCTATACTCTTTCCGGAATCTCTCTTTCTCTTTCTCACTCATGAATTCTGGGAAAATGTGGAGTTTCTGTGTTGTGAAGGATTCTTGAGCTTTTCCTGGAACCTTGATCTCAAGTGTACCAGTAAATTCTCCAAACCTGTATACTTGGACTTCATCTGTCCTTTTCTTGTATATCTTTATCCCCACTATAATGGTTGGGTCGAATTTATCTAACATGGGGTTCTTTGATTCTTTGATTAACCGAACCATGTATTGGAACTTGTCTGTTCTCCAATCATCATTCTCCCACTCTACCTTTTCAAACCTCTCCATTTGGTGAAGTAAATCTCGAGTCACGAATACAAATCCCTGTTCTCGTAAAGCCTTGATTAATTCATCTTGATCCTGAGAACTGTTAATGATCTCCATGATCTCTTCTACATAGCTCTCTGAATCTGAATCGATCTTACCAACCTTTTTAGCCTTTTTCTCCTTAGCTTCAAGTGGCAATAACCCGGATAACTTCTTGAGATATGTGATAGCTTTCTCCACATCTTCCTGATTATCCATTGTAACCTCAATTCTCATTGGACCGTTGTGGGTAAACTTTGGTCCAGTTGCAAACTCTGATCCCTGTTTATAGAGTTTATCTGATATGAGCCTTGACTCTTCATCAAATAATTGTACTCTTATTCTTTTCTCTTCCATATTAATATCTCTTTTTACTAATTACTTTAAAATCTTTTGGATAACCCTCTCTCCATATAATCAACATGGATTGATCCTGAATCTCAGTCTCAATTACTATGAATTTAGTACCACTACTGTAAGGAATAATCCATTCTCTTATGGGATTTTTCTGAAATTGGGGGGTTGAATCTCTTTTGGAGTTTACCTCTACTATCGTGTTATCTCTTACTATGGGTTTTGAAATATATACCCCCATGAATACCCCTATTAACCAGGATACCACCATTCCGATAATTAAAACTGTTTTGAAATTCATAATCTTAAATTTTGGTTTGTGGGCTGTTGAGACTCGAACTCAACTAAAAACCACTTTAGCCCTTATAATAAATGGCCAGTTCATTATTAAAATCCCTGGCCATTCCTGAAATTATGAAGTTACCTGATTAATCTTCATCTTCCTCTGCCTCAACTTCTTTGGCTTCCTTCTTAGCCTTTTTCTTAGCCTTTTTGTCGGCTTTTGATTCTTTTGGAGCTTCTTCCGCTTTTTCCTCTTTGGCTTCTTTCTTAGCCTTTTTGGATTTCTTCTCTGCCTTTTCTTCTCCATCTCTGGCTTCTGCCTTCTCAGCTGCTGCCTTCTCCCGTCTCATTTTTGCCCGCCATTTTTTACGTTCTGCTTTGTCATCCATTCCCTCCGGATACTCATATTTTTGAGCGAATGCACCGGTTCCTGCAGGTTTCAGTTCTTTGCATTGGTCATTGATATTGTCCAATTCTTCTGAAGCAACATCCACTGCCTTTTGCAGTTTGTCGAATTCTTTGCGGATTTTCTTGTCTTCGATTTCTTCCGGATCTTTGATTGAGTTCTCTTTCTTAAAAGTTCTCAACTCAGCTTTCGCAGTTTTTAACGTTTCCTTTGCGGTTTCCTTTGCAGCTTTTGCATCTTCGTAATTCTCAAACTTTTTCATCTTATTCAAATTTTAAATTAATATATCCTATCTTTGTATTAACCATTAGTCCTTGACCTTGATTCTCGTGTTCTAGATGCTCATTATTTTTATTTATTATTTAATTGCAATGCAAATATAATATCCTATAATATCATTTGCAAATCTAAAGTTTCTGAGGTTTCTATTTTAATCACCTTATAATCAATGATTTCCATTCTGTTTAACAGATACCTAATCTCTGATTCTTTGAGTTTACTCACATAGAGAACTTTATTCTCCCTATTATCTCTAGTTGGAATGATCACTTTATAAATATCTTGCAAGCTGATCATCTCTAAAAACTGATCCAGGTAATCTTTGCAAGCTTTTCGGTATTGGTTATACCTTTTGGCGTACATCTCTCCTTTGGTTTGTCCCCGATATTCATCCTCTAACGTGTAGAGATTTCTCTTTTGTTGCATTAGGCTCTCAACTACCAGTTCGACCCTATTCATCTCTTCTACTCCCATTTTAAAATCCTCCTGTGTTTGTATTCATTAGTAATTGCACATTTAATCCTTTTCCTTGGAGTATCTGTTTTCAGATTATACCTCTTGAAGTTCAGTTTCTCCATGAGAATCACATTCTCACATAGATTGTACATGTATTCGTTTTTACTCACGTCATCAATGAGACTTTCTTTTAAACCTGACCTGAAAATTTTGATTTTCTCATCTATGGCTTTGGCCATCAATTTCTCAGCTAGTTTAATGGGGTCTCCCTTAACCAACTTATAGTTCTCCACTCTATTCTTTAACTTAGTAATGAGCTTGTATACCCCTCCAAAGCTGTAAATAAAGTGAGATACATTATCCTGTAAACCATATACCCGGAAATTCTGGTCTATTTCCTTTTCCCCAGAATAACCAATAGTGTCCAAGCATACAAGGATAACCCCACATCTGGAAGAACAGAGTTGGGCCAATCCCAACTCCTTTCCCTTCAACCCATGTTTGAGTTTGAATTCCTTGCATATCATATCTTTGCATACTGGTCTTTGATCCCAGTTTACAGAAGCCTGATATCCTTCAAAATTACTTTTTAGTTTTTCCATAATAACTATCTGACATTAATTCATGTTCCCATTTCTTAATTACTTTAGCATAACCCATATTGGTTCTCATTAACCAATTAACTTCATCTCGATGAGATTCTAAATCACATTTAGAATCATCATCTTCATCTGTATCTTCAATCTTTTCCAGTTCCTCATCATCGCAGAATTTTACATCGCAAATGGTAATTGGTTTCTCCTCTCCTACATTGGTCATGTTGTAGAATACCTTGTATAAAAGTTTTAGAGAATCGTCTGAAGCCATCAGATTTTCAAGGGTGTGTTCATCTCCATTAGCTAGGCTACCTATAAAATCCCAAAATAAAATCCGATACCGATAAAACTTGGGTAATCTGGGGATTAAGAAGTCGTATGCTTCCCAACCATCTTCCCTTCCATAAAATAACTTATTATCCATGATAAATGTTTTTAATTATTATATGCAAATATATAATCTCGTTATCTTGTTTGCAAATCCCCATTTACTAAAATAGGGAGCTTGTTGCTCCCTATTCCAAACATAAAATTCTCTAGGCTGATTTTAAAACTGGCAACAGTTTACTTTTTACCTTTCTTTCCTTTTTTCGGAACCTCAATATCAAGTTCTTTGGCAATTGCAACCCGGAGCTTCTCAACTTCATCCTCATCATCTTCGTCGTAGTCCTCGACATCGATGTCCTCCAGCTCTTCATCGTCAACCAATTCGGAAAGTTCGTCGTAATCCATGTCTTTGATGTCGTCCCAGGTATATTCGTCGTCATCATCGTCATCGTCTTCTGGTTCTTCCTTCTTTGCTGGTTTTTTGGTTTCCTTTTTGTGTTCTTCTTTTTTACCTTTTTTCGGAGCTTCTTCCTCCGGATCCTCTTCATCTGCCAAAGCCTCTGCCAAAGCTTCCAAGTCCAAATCTTTCACTGCCAAAAGAACTTTCTCTCCATCCTCTTCTCCGAGGAAATGTTTGTCATCAATTTTCTTTACAATTTTCATTTTTCTCTGTTTTTAAGTTATTTAATTAACCTTATATCCTAATTTCAAGGTATATTAGCACTTCCAGTATTTTTAATATTCTAGGCTTTTTACTGATAAATCCTTAGTTACATCCACTGCCTCAATAAATTCCTTTGAGAACATTGTCCAGAGGGATAAGGATAAGTGATATCTGTAAAAAGGTCCGTTGTCATATTTCCATTCTGTTAATGTTTTAAGGATATTAGTTCCATAGACAAAGTCTTTAAGAGGGACCTTATCCCACTTCCTGGTTTTGGTTCTACCACCACCCAGAAATTCTATAATATGTTGGGCTCCTTTTACACTATTTAGCTCTGCCAAATTGGTTGTAAATCCTTCTTTAAATCTGGCTATAAATAAGGGAAGATCGTCCTCTACACACCTTAACAACCAAACTCGATTCTCCAACCTTGCAGTGGCTTGTCGTTTTCTCCTAACTCTCAACCGTTTACTAGTCCTTTCTGCATGAGCTTTGTCTATAAGGTTAGAAGGTTTGACATCATTTCTAGCTTCACTTATAAGAGGGAGTTTCCTTACCTCAAATAAGGCCTGATCTAACTTGGTTATTTGATAGCCTGGTTTGACTTTGAACTCATAATCCTTGAAATAAACCTTGGCTATCTCCAAAGCCTGTTCCTTGAATTGGAATGGCTTATTGATAATCCCAGGCTTTAAAACATCTCTAAAGTCTAGGATATAATAATGGAGATACTGTATTTTCATCCTTTCGCCTTTCTTTTAGCTTTGTTGTACCATATTCCAATTGATTTAGGTGAAGCATCTGGGAATTGTTCCAATACTGCTTTCTCAGCTTCTTGTTTACTCATTTTTAACCGGAAACACTCAAATGTTTTGGCTTTTGCAGTTCCAGCCATAACTCCATCAGATGTTTTCTGTTTCTTTTTTCTCGGAGGTTTTTTACTCATCCCGGCAATCCTCTTCATTTTGATAACCATACCGTCATCATCTCTCTCCCCAATAAATCCCAACCTCAATGATGGGTGTATCAATTCTTCTGCATCCTCTCCTAAAGTCATTCGGAGTTGTTTCTCCACCCAATCATCAAAATCATCCAATAATTGAGGATTCTTGGGTTTGTGTAAGTTCTCTATCCAGAATGAATATAACCGGGGAACATCCGCATCAATTACCTCACTGAAAGGCATACCCCTTACAACGCATTCTCTTTTAAAATCCTTGATGCTCATCTTATCCGCCTTGGAATAAGCATGGGCTCTTCCCTTATCTTTTGCCATTGTTTAAAAATCTTCGTGATCAATATCCTCAACCTCTATTTTATTATCTGGGAATTTATAATTCCAGAAATCCCTATAAACCTTTTTGAAATCCTCATTCTCAGGCCCAACCAATTCTGTGTATACATATAATACCCAGTTTATCTTTGGACAAGGAATCTCATGTACTATCTTATCCACCACCCATTCCCAAAATTCCTTTTGAGTGTTTGAGAATCTGGGAAAACTTGGAGTGATTTTCTCTAACTCATCCTTAAATAGGTGAGAGAACATGAAAACAAGGTCATCTCTATTTAATTCTCTGATTCCCTTGTAATGCTCTATTAATACTTTACTTGTTGCCATGTTTTATTTATTATTAAATATTAAATGCAATGCAAATATAATAAACTTGTTTTTCTCATGCAAATCCTTTGTTACCCTTTTTGCCCTTGTATCCTCGCAATAACATGTTTTCTGAAAACGTTTACGTTTTCTATCTCCTGGAAGTTGATAGCGTATTGTCTTATATCCCTGAATTTAGGCCAGAACTTCTGACCTGATTTTGCTGACTTATCCTCAGCTGTCAGGTATTCAACAACCAAGCCAGCAAAGTTATTTGCTAGCGTCTCGTTATCAAATACATATAAATATAGATGTGAGAGTGCTTTTATATTCTTCTGGGTATATCTAACGGGCACTAAGATATACCCATTTGGAAAATCTAAATGTATTAACGGGAGAAACATCTTTTGGTACTTCCCATTATACTCGTATAAATCCTTGATATACTCTATTGAGGCCATTGGGATCTTAGAGATATTCCTTAAATGCTTTGCTTCCCTAGCCTTATTGCGTCTTTTATATGCTGATGGCTCCTGAAGATTGTCTGGAAGAACTCTGAAATTGTTCCAGGCATCAAACTCCTTGATTAGGTTGTATAGGTCTCTATCACAATCATTCCTGGATTCCATGAGTTTATCCATACCTTCAGTTATAAGCCTTGTCCTACTCTCTTTGATACTCCACACATCATTATTGAACATCCTTCTTATAGCTTCCTTCACTGGTAACCTCAACTCCATTACACCTTGGAAATACTCCCTAAAATCTTTACCTACCACTGATTCATCTGGAAATAATTCCCCATAGGTTTCATAATGAGTGGTGAACATCTCGAAGAATTTCACACATCTTTTCTGAATCTCCAACAATTTGAAATGGGCTTTCTGAACTATCTCCCCTATCTCCCATGAAGATTTCCCATGTACAGCTGTTAGGTTTAGAACTAACTTCTCTTCATCTGTCAGTATATTCCAGGCTTTATCATTTTTCTTCATAATCCTCTGTTTCTAGTGATATGGTTGCATAAGCTTTATTTAATTTCCTTTCTCCTACCTCTTCAAATCCATTCTCAAGGTAATCAGTACTGTTCATATCGTAATGATACATCGTGTAGTATATATTAAAGAAAGGGACAGTTATCTTGAGTGGTGCTCCGTTAGAGATTTCAACTGCGATAATCATGTTCTGTTTCTCCTTGTTTATTTTCTCAACTACTCCATATAGTCCCTCAAAGGGATACCCACTCAATTTTATACTGTCCCCAACTTTAATGTTCTCCTCTTGATGTTCACTGTATATAGATGACTGGCCTGCATCCCTTATTATACGGTTAACCTCTTTAGAGGAGATCATAGCGTAATTAAAACCCTGACTAGGTAATGTCGTATCTCTCAAGAATCCCAACAATATTGGGATTTCTCTTTTCAATTTCACTAAGTAATCTATATCATATCTCCTGAACTTAGGTACCCTCATGAACCCAAAATTAAAGAGGTATGGTACATCCTCGTAATTATTTCTTCCCCGGTGTTTTCCCTTGAGAACTCGAGTCACTGGGATAACTATCTCTATCCCATACTCTTTCTCAACTTTCTCTATATCTGTATCAAGGAATTTATTCCTATCGATATATATGATCATCCATGGCCAGTTTTTCATAAGTTTCTCAGTTTAATATATGGATTTACAGTATGGTTTTAGAACCTTCTTATGTAAATCCTTGTAGTTTATCTGTTTCAAATCCTCTGAATTTAATATTACCAATCCATAATACATGGACAAGTAAGCAAGTTGCCCGTATTTCTCCGGGTAAAAATTTAACTCTCTCACTATCTCATTATATAACTCGTTGCTTATGACTACAAAAAAGGTACCCTTTGCCATACCGTTTCTGTGGATGAATAACATGGGTACCTTCTGAACAGCTTTAGCATCACTGTTACATTGGTTCCAATAGTGATTTAGCTTATCTGTGTTCTTTCCCTTAGTGGGAAGTAGTAAGTGTTCAAAGGCTATCTCTTTTGGAGCTTTCACCTCTATACTTATCCTACAATTTCTCTCATGTTTAGCATCTGTACAAATTACATCACCAGCTATAGATTTACGATTCTGCCAACGTAATCCACCAGATTGGGGGACCCGAGAGAATTCATACCCAGTCCATTCTTTCATGAACTTAGTAACATCCCTCTCGCATTTATTACCTTTGTTTTTACTATTAATCCTTTCAGCCATATTGTCTTGTTATTAATTACTATACCAGTTAGCATCATGCTAGCTGAGTAAGGTCGTGATACCATTCACATTCTCAAGCTTTATGACTTCTGAATTTTGGATGTTGAAATCTAACAAATGGGTTACTAAGAAGATAGATTGTTTCTCAGCTCTATCTTGCAAGATATTGGCCACCACTTCTACATTAGTTTTATCCAGTGACTCAAATAACTCGTCCCCGATAAATAACCCACATGGCTTGGTCTCCTGTATCACTTCATTTATGGCGAAAATGGTTGTCAGGTTTATTAACTGTTGTTGGCCTCCCGATAAGTCTTCATAGGGGACTTCAATACCGAACCTGTTGACCAATACTCTGATATCTCCATTAGCTGATCCCATATCTACCCAGAATACTACCTTGAATCCGGATAGTTGTTCGTAATTTTCTAACCTCTCATTCACCTGTTCAAGAAGGATATTAAACAACCAAGGTTTTATCCCCTTATTAGAGAATGATTCCATAGCGAACTGGTAACGGTTCTTCTCCACTCTTCTCTTGATGAGTTCCTTTTTCAGGTTGTTAATGAACTTCTCTGTTTTACCTATACAGTTCCTGATCTCTTCTATATTTAAGCCTTCATCTGGTACATATCTCTCTTCTTTACATTCTTTCAGGTTTTTCTTGGCTCTCTTCACTTTTTTAGTTAGGATTTCTCCCATTTGAGTGTTATCCTCTTCTTTTTGGAGGGCATTTTCTAGTGACTCAATTTTGCTATCTAAAGAGTTTACTTGGTTTAACTGTTCTTTTAAACTAGAAAGTTTTTCTTTAGCATCCAAAAGGCTTTTCTCATGTTGTTTTTTTGCAAGAGTATAAGCTTTCTTATCCCTATTGAATCCCTCAATCTTTTGTTTATAGGTATCAACTGATTTCCGTAAATCCTCTTTATTATATGGTCTACCACATTCTGGACAGGAGGTTGGAAGGTTTGCTATATTCTCTTCATTAGCCTCTATTATCTTATCACAGTTGCTTATAGACTTCTCATCTAATTTGATATCTGATTCCAACCGGATAACATTAGAGTTGGCTTCATGGTATTTTGTGAATACATCACCTAATTCCTTTCTCTGTTTCTTTAGCTCCTTGATCTTACCTCTGAGCTCTACTAGGGAATCATCTTTTTTATCTTCCCATTCTTCTAACTCTTCTCTGGCCTCTTCTAAAGCGTTCTCTAGAAAACCAATCCTTTTTACATGTTCATCAATCCACCTATCCTCTAATCTCTTCGCCATTTCAATCTTCTCTTCCATGGCTTTAATGGATTTATTCTTAACATCAATATCTGTTTTAAGACTGGTCACCTCATAACTCACTTTCTCAAACTTAGCCTTAGCTTTGGTATAGGCATCTTGAAATATACCAACCTCAAAGGCCTCTTCAAAAAACCTTTTCTTGTTGGCAGATTTATCATCCATTAATCTGGCTTGCTTTTGTCCAAAAACCACTGAATTGAGAAATAGTTCTGGTGAGTATCCCAGGATTTTATCAATTCTTTCCTGTATCCCTCGTTTATCTCTTCCTGTATCGAGATTTCCCTCTTGATAGAAGAAGAGTCCATTTTTACCTGTTCTTCCTTCGACTTTTCCGGTGTATCCTTGGCACCTGATGACTTTATAGTGTCTTCCATCCTTTTCAAATTCAAGTTCAACTTTCACTCCCTTGTAATCTTTGGGTCTTATAGATTCCCACATCTCCACTGCTCCACTCATGGTTTTCCCATATAAAGCCCAGAAAAGTGAGTTTATCAATTTTGATTTACCTGACCCATTACTGGCAGATATAATGACTATACCTCTATCCTGGGAATTCCAATTAAATTCCATGTACTGGATAGAAGCAAACCCCTCTATTTTTGTGTTAAGAAATCTCAGCATCGTTCAATAGGTCTTTAAGTAATTTTTTACGTTTCTTTCCCTTTTCCCCAATATAACTGGTGTACTCATCCACCATGGATGACCAGTCATTGAGTTTTATCTCATTAGCAATGGCTCCATCCTTTTCCTTAGTCTTGACGACTTTTCTTTTAATGTAAATATCAAAATTTTTTCCAGGTTCACCCTCATACCGAAATTCGGGTAGTTCTGCCTTTTCGAAAGTAAAACCATCCCTATCTAATACCCAATACCCCATATCCGTTCCCATGTCACAGGTTCTCATCTGCATGGGTGACCCACACATTAAAATATTTTTCCGGAGAAGTTGGGGTTTATGTATATGTCCACATACTACGTAATCGAAATGTTGGAAGAAGGTACTTAACTTAGTTTGTTTTCCCTTATTCTCGCATTTCATACCGTTAGTATCCTCTGCACCTGGTAATTCCTTGTGGATAACCAATATTCTGGGTACATCATGTTTACTCCTCTCCACCACTTTCATAGCATTCTCCAATCCCACATCATCTTTAAGATAAGGTATCCCAATCACTTCATAAAATATCCCATCCACTGTTGTGAAATCAATACACCTGAAAAATGGATATAACTCTGAAAAAGTTTTGACCCAGCTCGGAGATTTCCTAGGATCATCTCCATCCCTATCATGATTCCCAGTTATACAATATACCACTTCTCCACATACCTTCTGATATATGTAGTGGAAATATTCATTCACTAACCTAAAGAGTTCATTAGACATGTGGCTTGGGTTATGAAAAAGGTCCCCAGCAATGAGGACCTTAGCTTTTTCATCAGAAGCTTTTACAACCAATTTCGAGAACCAATTAAGTAGCATCTTTGTCCTGTACAAATCTTGGTTAAATGTGTTCCAATCGTGGATGTGTAAATCACCAAGACAGTAGAATTTACTTGTAAGCTTCATAATCAAATTTGTTGTAGGTTATATACTCGTGGAGTCTCACATACTCATCACCTTCAAAGCAACCCACATTCTCAATAATATGAGCTACTGCCAATACTCTATGTTTAAAATCCTTGGCATCTATCTTGGCACTATAGATGATATTCTTTCTCCCTAAGAATCTCAACTCTCCCCAACTGAAAGGTAATACCTGTTCATGGTAATAATGTTTCACGTTCTCCATGAAATACCGGAAATCAAATCCACTGAACAATAGGTTGGATTTTAATTGGTATGACTCATCAGATATCCTTTTACCATCAGCTTCTGTTTCCCATGAGAAAGGTCTTATCAATCTGATAAAGATTGTCGTGTAGTTGTGATTTTCCAAATCACTTCTCAACATCTCCATACATTTCTCACAGTACTCTCTATGTAAAGAATATGGCTTTGGCATATCCATATAATAAATCAGGTTGTCAATGATTGACCTGTCTGTGATAAAGTTTACCTTATCACCCAATACTTTCTTCCGGTTTTCAAGAATAGCCATTTGGTATTTGTGAGCCCAATTATAATCTCCTGATAACTGGAGAGCATGTTCATGGGATTTTATTCCAAACTCTTCCCAAACATTGCTGGCAGAAGTGTTCACGTATTCTAAACCAAGTTCTTGGGAAATACATTTAGCCAATGTTGTTTTTCCTAGACCTGATGCTCCGCTGAGATAAATTCTTAAAGGTTTCATAGAAGTTCTTGTCTTTTAAAAATGATTTCAATGTAAAAGATCCACAGTAGTTCTCAAATAGAGTTTTATTGGGCTTTGGAAATGGTTCATTCTTATACCAATTGATTTTAACATCCCTCATAAACTTAAGGTGATACGCTTTCAATGATATAAGGAAATGGTTTTTCTTGTATAGCTTAGCCAAGGCATTCTTACTTACCACTGAGTTGGATTCTCCCTCTCTCAAAAATTTCTTGATTGACCCATACTTCTCAAGGAATTGGATAGCCCTCTTCTCACCCACTAGAGGATAACCTTTGATGTTATCTGAATCATCTCCTACCAGAGTAAGGTAATCCACTGTTTGCTTTGCTTCATACCCTTTGAAATGCTTACAGGTATTTACTGTAATCTTCTCTTGGTTGTGTGGGTTATATATCACCACATCCTTGGTAGTGGCTAACTGATTGAAATCCTTGTCTGATGAGATGATTATGATTGTCCCTACATTTTGTTTTTGTAGGAGTTTGACCACAGAATATATCATATCATCAGCTTCCTGATCATCATTGTACACTACTGATATACCCAAGTTGTATAGGCATTCAAGGACTTCATCTCTCTGCCTTAAGAAATCTTCCCTGTCAAAGTCAATTTTCTGAGTCCTTGAACCCTTATACTCGGGACATAGTTTCAACCTATGTTTACTTCTTGCCCCATCAAACACTGCAATTACAAGGTCAGGTTGAAATTTCCTGACCTGTGATTCTATCACGAAAGGTACCCCATATATCACTGAAGTTGGTCTACCACTGATATCAGTAAAATTACTGAACCTATGGTATGACCTGTGCATAAGGTTATTCGCGTCAAATATTAAGGCTGTTTCTACCATTACTCTTCCTCCTCTCCTACTGGGAATAGGTTTATCTCCTTATCATTGAGATCTTCTAGTATCTTTTTAGTATTACTAAAAGTGTTTATTCCAGCAAGTTTAATTAGTTTACTTCTCATTTCTTTATTCTCTTCCAAAAGAGATTGTAAAGCGTCTTCTCCCCTTGCAATTTTATTACCCTCTTTATCGTAATAAATTGAAGAGCCTTTCTCCCGTTTCACTGCTCCAGATGATTCCAATACCTCAGCTAATCCAGCATATCTGGAGAATCCAGGTTGGCAATAATCAGCCAAGAAATATACCTCAGTCTCCATCGTTGGCCTAGGAGGAGCTACTTTGTTTTTCTTCATTCTCAAGGAAACGTAATTACCTACCCAGGTTTCTTTCCCGTGTACCTTTTCCTTGATTTGTTTCTTTCTATAAAATCCCATGCGTATGTGTGCGAAAAACTTCATAGCCTCTCCCCCGGGTGTTGTCTCTGGATCCTCAAACATAGTTCCCAACTTCTTCCTAAGCTGATTGATAAAGATACAGGTTACTCCCAAATCTGCAAGTTCTTTACTTCGTTTCCGAAGAAAGTTACCCATGGCTTTGGCTCGAATACCCATCTCAGCTTTCTCATCTGTTTGTTCCATTTCCAATCTCTCAATTGTATCTAACGCTGCAATGGAATCCAGTACATATAGGATAGGTTCATTGTGAGTTAACTTCTTTCTCAAAGCCCTTGCTGTTTCTATAGTCCAATCAGAGATAACCTCTATGGCATTCTCATGGAATACCAACACCTTACTTAGGTCAATACCATTTGTAGTCCACCAATCCTTTGAGTAAGAACTCTCAGCATCAACCCACATTCCCCAACCTCCAAGCTTTTGACATACTGCTAAGAAGTCCAAAGCCACAAGAGATTTACCTGAACTCTCTTGACCAAATAACTCAAGTACTTTACCGAAAGGTATACCACCTCCCATAACCCAATTCATCACTAAACTTCTGGAAGGTAGCCAAGGCATATTCTCCACCTCATTATACATTTCAGAAGCCAGTGATACCTGTGAGTATTTATTCATAATACTTTGCAGGCTCTTGGTCTTTTTACTCTTTGTTTTCTTTGCCATTAATCACACCTTTCAAATATTACTACTATACCTACATCACTTTTTAGATCAATAGGTGTCATTGTTTTTACTAACCAACCATCCTTTAACCTAGAATCTATTTCCTCTTCATAATTATAGAAAAATTCTTTGACCATTTGCCGGTATACAGGTACCCTTATCTTAGATGATTCAATATTACCGGCTACTGTATTTCCAGGAGGAATGAGGGGCCATTCACCCCTCATTTTCTCGATATGTTCTTTACTCATCGTCGTCCTCTGATTTTGATTTGTGTTTCTTAGACTTCTTTGCTTTTTTCAAGGTAGCCTTTTCCTTTTTTACTTTCTTCTTACTACCCATGTCATCGTCGTCCTCTTCTGTATCTTCGGGTTCTTCCTTACCACCGAGATATTGTTCGATGTATTCCTGAGTTTTCTCGTAAGTTGGGATAACCTCTTTTACCAAAGCCTCAATATCTATATCCTCTTTAGGCCTACACTTTGTAGGAATTGAGTTTGGTTTGCAAGGTTTAACTGTATACTCGGTATCATTTTTACCGGAACCAGTTCTCTTCAACTTAAGGTCATAACCTTCATCCAAATCAGTCATATCCCCCCACTCTTCTTCATCAAGGTAAAGGTCAATGATCTCTGAGTATTGAGATTGGGCCAACTGAATGAGTTTGGGTTCCGGATCATAGTCTTTACCTTTCCCATCATTGCATACCAATACAGCAGCCATGTATTTTTTCTTGGGAGAAAGGTCTTTGGCAAGTTCCTTGTCATCTGGGTCTTTGGATTTCTTTAGCTCCTCATACTTCTCATAGATAGCACAAGGCTCATCAAAGGTCATGGGAGAATAAACTCCTTTGATATCTCCTCCTAAGTAGAATTGTACTACCTCTTTGATAAACTCTTGTTCTTCTCCAGCAGAGAGTAATCTTACTCTCAGTTCTTCATCTGCCTTTTGGAATAGTACTTTACCGTTTCCCTTACTCTTCAGGGACTTTTGTCTTTCTCTTAATCTCTCTTTCAAATTTTTCTTTGCCATAACATAAAATTTAATTATACTTTATCCCGCCTAATATTAGCGGATACTGTTTGCATTAACATAGAACGTTGCTCGAATGCTCTAACACATACTTCTAGTATGTCAACATCTGCACTAACTGATAAGAACTCCTTGTACTTATCTTGATACTCTTTACTCTTCATTACCATAGCCTCAGCTAAGTCATTTGCCATCTTCTCTTGGCTTTTGTATTGGGAGAAAAGTCGGGACCTAGTTTTCTCTAAGACCCGTTCCTTCTCCCTTTTTAATACTAAAGCTTTTTTATGTAGCATGGCAATGAATGCGTAATGATTTGGTTGGTCTTTTAACTCCGAGTTTACTGAGTCATTGTTAAATGATAATTCATCCTTCAAGTTAAAGACTATCCTTTCTTCACCGAGTTGAATATCAACCACTGTTATGTTGGTGTTTGTTTCCCAATACTTTAGCTTCTTTATTTTCCTTAGGTTGACAGCCATATCTTTTTATTTAAAATAGCACCAGACCAAGTTAGATATCCCTCTTCTTATCATAGAAGGTTTTCACTGTTGGAAATCTTAAACTTATATTTCCCAATTTGTTAGTGGTTTCTTCAAAATATTTAATGGTTGCCCATTTCCCTATAATAAGTTTAGGATTCTTAAACCATTTCTTCCTATCTTCTATGGTATACCCAGAACCAACTGATACTCTGAATCCCTTATGTTCTATGATAAGATTGGTTACCATATCCTCTACCTTTCTTTTCTTGATTGGTTTTCCTTGGTTATCAAGAGAATCAAAGTAATAAGTAAATGGTCCCGTCTCAACATCTAGGATTTGGTATTCTGCATCAGAGAATGATTTGATCTTTAATACTACATTGGTTTTTATCCCCACATATCCCACGTTCTTATGAATTACTAATCCTTCCCATCCCTTATTATTGGCCTCTTCAAAGTCTTTCATAAGTTCATCCATATTCTCTACTTTAGTTTGTTCAAGCATGAATATATGAGGGTATTTCATGGTTTTTAAATCCTTCTCTAATTGAGATAACCTATCCAAGAATGGTCGAGTACCCTTTGCTGAGTTATGTTCTTCCCAAGTAACATAATCATAAAGAGCATAATGTGGTTCTGGAATAGTGTAATCCTTTTTCTTTACATCTCCCACTACCTTTTGAAAATCTTCGTTACCATCTTCTCCAATAAGGAATATCTCTCCCACTAAAACCATGTTCCTTATCTTAGATTGTTTTACAGCATCCTTTATAACCTGTAAAGTTGTGAACTCATTCCCCTCTCTTGAGTATGTTTTACAATCCCCTTTCCCATCTACAAAGGTTTCACATCTTACTCCATCAAGCTTCCTTGATTTTAACCATGTATCTTTCTTGAAATCCAATTTCTTCTGATACTCGAAGAAATTCTTGGCTCTGGTAATAGAGAATTGTGGGATAAGGTTCTTCTTTAAAACTGTGAAGTAGGCAGCATTTATATTAGCTACGTTCACTCCTTGCTTTAACCCCTTGTCAAGGATACTTAATAATGTATCTTGATAAGCTGAGTACTTATCCAGGAATGCAACACATTTGTGGAGAGCGTTATGACCAGTTAACTTTCTATTGCACAAGTCTCTAAACAAATCATATATGCTATAGTCTTCTGGTAAATCCTCTACCGTTTCATGAGAATCCCTAAATTTAAGTATCCCATTTTTAGTAACACCAAACTTCTTGAATGGGTTATAGGTCCACCAAAGAAGTTTCTTACATTCTGGATAACTCAAAAGGACATTGGTTTTGACCGAGGCAGTATTTGTCTGCCTTAGGTCATCCACCAATCCTTCCAAACTATCTAATAATCTCTCATTATAATCCATACTTAATTCCTAAATCGTCCAAGATTGTTTTACCATACCAGTTCATGGGTACTGATTCTCCAGTCTCTTCACTCATCTCCATGTTTCTTTCAAAAATGGTTTTCCCCCTGTATAGGATTTGTAACTCCTCACATTCAATACTTATCAAATGGTCAAATAATTCCTGAGTTAGCTTTTCTCTGTATATCTGTATAATCATGGTTAAATATTTTAATGGTTAAATATTTTATTTATTGCAAATATAATATCTTAAGAAGCCTCTTGCAAAGCCACAATTTCCTTATTTTCCCACCAATGGTCAATGTAGCAATCTTTATATACTTCTGCATAATCTGTTCCCCTCTTATACCCCTTCAGTTTTGACCACCTTAATCCTAACTCAAAGTCAACTGCCATTGTGATTCCTTTCAGTTTAAATCCAAAATACTTTTGAGTATCTGGGTCCTTACAGATATTGAATAAGTGGTCTACCACTTCATCATTCATATCCTTGGGATCAAGGTAGAACATGATAGAGTCATGGATTGTACCTATCTGTTCTATAGATGCTGGTAGTTTACCTTGCATGATTTGCTCTCGGATTAATATACTGGAGAATAGAGCAAAGTCAGAAGCTGTACCTTGGATAGGGGCATTTACAGCATCACGTAGTGCTTTAGCATACTTACCTTGTTCTCTCTTATTACGTGCTTCTGGAAGTCTTCTTTTCCTTCCAAACGGAGAAACCACATACCCATGTTCTTCAGCGAATTTCTGTTGTTTCTTTACAAACTTTCTAATTCTTGGGAATGTATCAAACCACTCATCCAAGAACTCAATAGCCTCTTCCTTGGTTGCTTTATGATCTGGAGTAGATAGTGATTCTTTCAGGTGATTGGGTCCCTGTTGATATAATACCCCAAACCCTATGGTATTTCCAGATAGTACTATCTTATTGTCCTTTCTCACTAATAGGTTATGATCATCTACTGTTACCCCCCACATATCTCTTCCTCCTTCTGTTTTTGTTAAGATAGAATTATTAAGATCAACTCTAGTAAGATGAGTATCCCTTCTTAAATTATACCCCAAGTGATACCTAGTCCTATCTCCTACTTTAGTCTCACTGAATGATACCATTATACCATTCATATGTCCCATAGCTTGCATAACTTGAGCAGTCTGTTTCACTACAGTACTGAAAGATACATACCCAGTTTTATTACTAATATTTGAATCCCAATATTGAGCTTCTTCTAAGTATATCTTACCGGATATATGGCTTAAACATTCCCAACTTAATTCCTTACCCATACTTACCCAGTTAGATAACCACTGATACAACGGTTGGTTAGTTTTCTTTATGATACAGAAGTAATGTTTTCCATTTCTTATAGCTTCTGTATAATCTATGTTACATAAAGCTAATAACTCTCTACATCTGTTTGCCTTATGTTCTTTACTAAACCCAAACCTGATCTTTTCCCATTGATTTTTGATATTACCATCAGCAGTGAACATTGCTAAAAACCTAGTTAAGTTCTCATCCTCAAACTCAAAATTAACTTTACCAGCTACTGGCATATATCCAGACTTATTTACTAGGTTCTTGAAATCTGTCCTAATCTTTTTCTGGTGTCTTGTTACAAATAAAGTCTTATGAGTAGAAGTTACATCTAAACTTACAGTCCTTGATTTGTAAGTATAATTATTCTTAGAAATCACCTTACCATAAGCTGAAGGTTTGACCCAGCTTATCTCCTCTGTATCAAAATTATATTGGGCCACCAAGGATTTACCATCGTAAGAATCTAATCTTTGCCAACCAGTAGGTGTTAATATCTCGGTATCACCTGAATAACATTTAGCTTGTTTTCTCCTTACTTTCCAAGTTTTATAGTTGGGATCATCCTCGTTAGAGTATATCTTATAAGCATCCTCATAGGATATCTTGTATTTTTTACAAGCTGTAGCCAAGTGAATATCATGTCCAACCCTAAACCATTCAAGCATCTGTTTATCCTGTGACCAACCTGCAACTACTCGTAGCTCTGCCTGAGAATAGTCTAACTGCATCATCACTTTCCCTTTCGGACAAACGAACATATATTTAATATCCTTTGCCGTAGTATCTCGTGGCATATTCTGCAAGTTGGGGTTCCTTGAACTCAACCTACCAGTAACTGTACCATGTATTAAGAATGAACCATGAAGAGTGTTATCTGGGTTAAGTATATCTCTGATACCGACTATATAGGTTGAGTAGAGTTTTGTTATCTCTCGATACTTCAAAAGGGTTTCTATAAACCCAGTCTCATCCTTATCCTTCAACTCTAATAATACATCCTCACTTGTTGCTGGATTCTTGGTGGGTTTCTTGGTTTTCTTATCCTCCGTGTACTTTATGATTGGTAACCTCAATCCATACTTGTTATAGTATAGGAAGTCAATCAATTGTTTAACTGACTTCAGGTTCAGTGGTTGTAAAGATTCTTTATCTTTCTTTGTTAACCCAACTCCAGCTGAGTAATTATCATACTTTTTCTGGAGGTTTGTGATACTCCTTTGTAGGCTACCTAGTTTCTTCTTGTCAGTTGTGTTATCTAACTCGTTAGTCTTTATCTCAATTTGTTCTAGAAGACCATCCAAAAGTGCCTTTTTAGCAGCCTTAACTCTCTTCTTATTATACTTAACAAGAGATGGTACTGCATACATCTTGGCTTCTGCTTCCTCTATCTTGATTTTGTATGATTCACAAAGCCCATCAAGGTATGGTCTATCAACTAGATAACCCCTACTCTCTACTTCTGCTAGGTTATAAGAAGCCATTTCCAAAAGGTTTCTGTATAACTGGTAGAATCCACATTCTCTAATTCTCTGTTCAAGGTATATTGATAACCGAAGACAGAGATCAGAGTCCAAAGCATTGTAAGGTGCTAACGTTTCCAACGGTACATTTGACCAGAACTGAACAACCTCTTCTGGAGTTCTCTCAGTATCTTCTCCCTTGATTGAGTAATTCGCATATTGTGGGAAAAATGAATAAGCCAATGACTTTAAGTCATGTGGTCTTTTCTCATTCAAGAGATACTTCATTAACATGGTATCAAGGATAACCCCTCTTGGTCTTATCCCATACTTTAACCACCAACCATGCTCGAATTTAAAGTTGTGTGCTACCTTTACTATCCTGTCATTTTGTATAAGTTCCCTACCTATATATTTTAATACCCTTTTCCACTTATTCCCTTTTCTCAATGGAGAATCTTTATGAGCTAAAGGTATTACATAAGCATACCCAGGTTGGAATGCTATAGATATACAAGTAGGATATCCTCTATGATCAGAACTATGATGACCGGATGTCTCATAGTCATGGGCACAATATCCGGTCATCTTGCAGTACTTAACAACTTTCTTTACATCGGCCATGGTTTTGGCCCAACTAAAGTGATAGTTATCTAGTACGTCCTTGTTCATCTTCTATACAATTTTTAAGTATATCCCAATCTTTCCTGTAAGAGTGGAGTGATGCAATATTATGGTACAGGTATCCAGGTTTTAAATCCTTCATACCCTTTGATCTCAATACCTGGGTAATGTATTCTTTCAACTGCCAAGCCAGGAATACATCATTACCAAAGTGAGTTACTACATCCGCTGAACGTTGGTTGTAAATAATATGCAACCTGTTTTCTCGGATAATTAGTTGGTAATACATTGAGCATGGTACCCTTCTCTTTCCTCCAATATATGCTCCATCATTTTCCAAATCCCAGATAGGTAAAATACCTTGACGAGTATCTGGGTTACGGAATAATTCATCTACCACTCTCTCAAGATTACCTACTTCATCTTCCTCTTCTCCACCTGGGCAGAAGTTCATCCTCTCTCCATAGGCATAATCGAATTTCCCATTTACCAAGAACTCTTCCCAAATCTCTTTTCTGATTTTCCAAGCTTCACCTGGGTTTAATCTTGCAGGATTTACTCTCTCATTAAACTCTGCAATAGCCCACTTCTTGGTGGTTTCAATATCTGTTTGGGTTCCATTGAAAAGGTACTCTTCTCTGTTCAATGTCAATAAACAGTAAGAGTAATTCAGAATTTCCCGGGTCTCAAAGTTAATGTCACCTTCAATATTTTTATTCTGCATTGACTTTGGCCTAACTATAGATGACATCTCCCACACCTCACGTCTTATTTCAGACATTAACTGATAGCAATCATCGTATATCCTCATCCCTTACTCCTCCACCTTTTCGATTGTACCCCAAATATCAATGTCAGTGATAAGTTTGAAAGGCTTTGCATCTTTCAATTCTTCACCAACTCTTGTCTTCATCCTCAGTTTCATTTCAACTCCTGAATAATGAGAGAAGATAACCAAATCCCCAATCTTCCAATCCTCAACTGCAGAACCAATTCTCACGATTTCTCCAAGTACTGGTTTGTTCTCTTGTGCAGCTCCCGGGATTATGATACCACTTTTTAATATCTCTTCTCCGTCTACTACCTCTACTAATACTTTACTTGCCCCAATCTTTGGGATATCAACCTGATCTCTTAATAATGAAATCTTCGCTTTCTTTGTATTTTCCATATCTCTTTAAGTTTTTAATTAAATAGTACTCAACATGTTAGTGGGTTTATTGACCCGGTAGTTTGCAATTCTTTGCAAGAGTTTTAAGTTTTGCTTTGTAACCAATAAAACCATCCTCTGCTATCAATTGCCTACATATCCTTATATGTACTTTATATTTCAGGCTAGAGGCATATTTTTTATCAGTAAACTTTTCAAGCAAGTCTAACATCTTGTCTGTTACATCATTCTCTTTACCCTTCACAAGTTTACGTAAATCCTTATGAATGTGGTATCCAGTTAATAACTCGATTGATGACCACATGTTCCCGCAGAATAAGGTAACTGCCAAGTCTACATCCTTACCATAGATATACTCTCCCATTCTCTGGATAAGTAAGAAGTCAAAGATCAACCTCTTGGTAACTTCTGAAGACCTGATACTTACTACCATCCTTCTTACATCGTCCTTGTGTCTTTTCTGAAATACCACTGAAAGAAGGCAACCTTTTCCTGAATCGTGTTGGTTAGAGAATTTGTAAGCTATGTTATATGATCCGGCATTTACTTTCTCTTTGGCTTGTACCTGTGACTTTACTAAATCCAAGTGATTCAGGTCAAGGTAGTTTGCTATAAGACGAGTCCATTTTTGTTCGTGATACCCAAAAAGCTTAGCAAAATCAAATTCTGGATCAACCCATGCTTTGGTTATATCAAACATCACATCATAAGCGATGAGTTGTGATGATACTCTAACACCACTCTTGAGTAGCTTTTCGCCACTCAAGATAAGGTATTCATTAATTGCCTCCCATGCTGCCTGTGTAGTTGGTGCTGTGAATGTAAGCATATTAATATTTTGATTGGATTCTGAAGCGATTTACCAAATTCTTCTTGTAATAAATGTGATGCAAACTCTTTGCAGTCATACCTGAGAAAGCAAAGAACCCGAACATGTATAGGGTTCCCTCCATCAATCTCAACCGGTAAGTAGATTCATCTGTCATCATTTGGGTTTGCTTCCAAGGTTTGTTCTTCAGACAATTCCTTGCAATTTGGAATTTGTAAGTGGCTCTCCATAAGAGTTGGCACATTTTCTGATCTCTCTCAATCCCAAGCAAGTTACCACCACTCATGAACTCATCAGTGATAGGTCCAGAAATAACCTTATATCCAGGACAGTATA